CGCTACACCTCAAGATTGGTACGGAATCGCATCATCTGCCGATGGAACAAAACTTGCCGCAGTTGTGAACGGTGGATATATTTACACTGGAGGGTACACTCCAACAAACGCATCATTGCTTGTGGGTGGAAACATATATGCAGGTGGTTCGATCACGGCAGGCGGTGATATCACTGCATTTTCCGATGTGCGGTTGAAGACGAACATTGAGACCATTGACAGTGCGCTTGGGAAAATCTCCATGTTGCGCGGCGTCTATTATGACAGAGTTGATATGTCGGGACGCAGAGTCGGATTGATTGCCCAAGAGGTTGAAGACATCGTACCCGAAGTTGTGCAGACGGGTACGGATCGTGAGCAGACAAAGAGCATTGCGTACGGCAACTTGGTAGGGTTGCTAATTGAAGGCATCAAGGTATTGGACAAGCGCTGTTCCGATCTCGAAAAAAGATGGGAGGACAAGTAAATGACAGTCCCAACCTCAAATATCACCATGACAAATTTGAATACTGTCTTTGCAAAGGGGTTTTCCTTATCAGCATACTACGGAACCACGTTTACATCTGGTGGACCTGCGCCATCGTCTGGTCCAATCAGTTACAGCGTGTTTGCCGGAAAAAGTTCTGTCTTCAATCCAGCGTCATTGTCTGCTCCACTCATCACATGGTTCAAGGGTGATTCTGGGTTAACAACGTCATCGTGGACGAACAATGGAACAAACGGTGGATCGGCAACGTTCGCAGGAACCGGATTATCCATTGTCACTGTAAATGGAAAGAACGCAATTCGCCTCATCAATACGAACTATCCAAATGCTCCCTCCTGTTATGGGTCGTATCTTCAATCGTTTTCAACTCAAGCTCGTGCGTTTTTTATCGTCATGCGACTGAATGTGCAACCAACACAATCACCAATTTTGTTAATTGCACAGACAAATACCGGTTATAGTTTGAACATGTATGGTAGTCCTGGGGCATATGAGATGAGTCTCAACAATAATAACGGTGGTACTAATAAAATAATCAGTACACAAGATGACACGATTAGCGCACTGTCGGTCAAGGTATATACTGTAGTCAATTCTGCGACATCATCGGCAAATAATCAGGTCTATGTGAATGGTACTTCACATACGATACAATCTAGTTATAACAACGTCGCTTCGGGGTACGCTACAGGTACAAACACAACTGTATATACTTGGATTGGATCCGATAATATAGGTGCAGGTATGACCATTCAGGACTGTACAATCTGCGAAATCCTCTGTTATAGTGGAGAAGTAAGCGCAATCGACGCATCGAATGTAAATACCTATCTAATAAATAGATGGGGTGTAGTCAGCATCACTGCGTCGTTTGAACCTGCAATCGCAAGTGGGCGTACATTCTATATATTCACAGCAAACGGGACGTTCACGATTGCGACCGGTGGGTCTAAAACTGTTGAAATCATGGCAATTGGTGGCGGTGGCGGTGGAGGTATTCAGTCAGGCGGCGGTGGTGGCGCAGGTAACATGATCGTAGCAACGGGTACATTGACAGCAGGAACGTATTCAATCACTATCGGATCAGGAGGTGCAGGTGGAACGGTTAGTGCACAAACTGGATATCAAGGAGGGTCTAGCACATTCAGTTCAATTCTTACTGCACTCGGTGGTGGTGGCGGCGGAACGTATAGCATTGGTGGCGGAAAGAACGGTGGTTGCGGTGGTGGCGGATCCGAACTTGGACAAACAGCAGGAGGTTCGGGTGTTCAGGGAACTGTGAGTGGGGTATTGACTGCTACACAGAATCTAGCAACCAATGGCGGTGAAGGATACAACAATGGGTCAAGCGGAGGTGCGGGTGGTGGTGGCACATCAGCACATGGAGTAAATCAAACCCCCAGTACAAGTGCGGGTACAGCGGGCGGAGCAGGAACCTTATATTATGGAACGTATTACGGCGGTGGCGGTGGCGGGACGCAGGGCGGCATCTACTGGGGTGCGCCATACAATGGTGGTGCGGGTGGTCTTGGTGGAGGAGGCACGGGTTCAACGGTTGGTTCGTCGGGAACATCATTAGTGCGGGGAACTGCGGGAACATCAAACACGGGCGGTGGAGGTGGTGGTTCGACGGGCATTGCTGGTGATGAGACAGGATTGCCCGGTGGTACGGGTATTGTGATTATTTCGTATGCCAATTAATCCAGGTAGAATAACAAGATGTCTCTTTCAAAATATGTCCCGGGCGTGGGACTTGTATCCTGTGCACCTAGCATTCTCGAAGGACCACCTGGTCTTCCAGGAACGACAGGACCTACAGGACCGACAGGATCGACTGGACCGACGGGACCGCAGGGTCGCGATGGGTCCGTTATCAATCCCGGACCAACCGGCACGACAGGACCGACTGGAACTACGGGTACGACGGGACCCACTGGATTCGGACCCACTGGAAATACGGGACCCACCGGTGTGACTGGATCTACATGCACCGGTCCAACCGGTCCGGCAGGATCCGTGACAAATACTGGACCCACAGGCGCGACGGGTGCAACAGGTGCCACTGGAAATACAGGACCGACAGGAACTACAGGACCCACAGGACTCACTGGAAGTACAGGACCGACGGGTGTTGCCAGTCAAATAACAGGTCCCACGGGACCGACAGGACCCACTGGAAATCGTGGACAGCAGGGTCCTCCGGGCGCAATGGGTGACTTGGGTCCGACAGGTCCGACGGGATATACTGGAACTACAGGCGTATTCGGTCCTACCGGGCGAACAGGTACGACGGGTCCAACTGGGTTCACGGGACGAACGGGTGGAACGGGTATGACAGGTCCGACGGGTCCGACGGGTCCATTTGGAACAGGACCTACAGGTCCGACGGGACCAACCGGCACAACTGGACCCACTGGACCGACAGGAGATACAGGACCTACGGGACCCACTGGACCCGTAGTAACCCCTGGATCCGTTAACCTCGTGTGTACGACGGCGGCGACGGGACCGTCTACGCTCTATACGATCTCTGCAGATACAGGTATCGTTGCGCCTGTACTCTGGATGTCGGGTATATTTCCAAATCCGGCAAGTCTTGCAAACTTATCGAACATGTCAAACAATGTTGCACTGTATTCCTTTTCCTTTACGCGTCCATACACAACTTGGTTCGCAAATGTTACCCTGGCACAGCAACCGGATCTGCCCTACACGTTAGTGGTAAACTATTACTATCCATCTTAAATAGTAATGGATCCGTTCTCGTATATCGGGACAAGTCAATCGCACCGACGTATTCCTCCAAATGTTTGGGTTGTAACCGGTCCAACGGGCAGTACTGGATATACCGGAACAAAGGGTTCAACCGGGAAGATTGGATCTGTCGGACCTGATGGAGCGTCGTATTACACGGGCGCGACGGGAACCACCGGTCCAACTGGATCAACCGGAGGTAGAGGACCGACAGGCACAAGCGGACCCACTGGCAGAACCGGACCAACCGGCACAACTGGACCGCTTGGAAAAACTGGACCTACAGGCACGACGGGACCGACTGGAAATACCGGACCCACTGGACCCACCGGGCAGTATGGACCCTATACTGGATCTACAGGTAGAACAGGATCGACTGGACGTACGGGACCTACGGGACCGACTGGATTCACTGGGTATACAGGTGCCACAGGACCCACGGGTGTAGGTGGATCGATTGGAAAAGTAGGACCTGCAGGAACCGCCGGAGTTGAAAAGGGTATCGTCGGATACACTGGACCGACTGGATCCACTGGATCGACTGGACAAACTGGAGGCACTGGACGCACTGGACCAGTAGGTCTACGCGGACCACTTGGAACCACCGGACCTACGGGACCCACTGGGTATACGGGCACAACGGGACCGTATAATACAGTAGATAGAACAGGACCCACCGGTCCAACCGGAACAGACGGACCGATCGGACAGATCGAGGCACCTACCGGTGTGACGGGTCACTACGGGTATTCAATGTATCCCATCGATTCGAACACAAATAGGTATACAACGTCCGTTACTATACCGAGTTTCTATTTTTCTGAATTGGGAACGTCTGCGTATTACGTAGGATCTCCCAATCCCCTCTTAGGAGGTTTCGGAGCTCATTACTGGGTTCAGTCTGTCGACAATACGACAACTCCTCCTCGAGCAAGTTCGATCGTTGCATTTGCAGTTTTAAGCACTACGCCGGCAGTATTTGATGTCAAGGTTATCTTGCGAATACCAAGCGATGCTGGCGGTGCATCGTCGGTGGTTACGCTCGGAACAATGCCGTATTTCATCAGTGGATAAAGTGTAGGTACCAAACAATGGACCAAGCACTAAAAGTTCAACAGGAATGGGGAAAGGCAGTTCAAGATTTGAAGGACAGTGAGAAAGTCTATGGATTGACGCCATACAAAACTGAATCCCTTGCTCGCACGATCTTGTCGTTTGTGCGCTACACTCGTGTGCGCCAACCTGTCCTTTTCAAACAACGACGCGGTGAGGAATATGAGCACTTTGTAGACGACCTCAAGAGACAGTATGATGGAGACAGCGTCCTTCGTGCTCTTGAGAACGATGCAGTGTGGACTACAACGTTCACTATTGCGCGCCGCCGGTAAAAACGAATCATCTACACTTAAGGATAACAGAAGGTAAAATGGGCGATACTCTTGTCGGTGTTCAGTTTGGAATTGCAAACCCTGACGACATCCTGAAGAACAGCGTTGTCGAGGTCACAACCGACAAGACATACCAATCGAGTCAAGCAGTTGCAAATGGTGTCTTCGATAGTCGCTTTGGTGTAATTGAGAATGGAAAGATCTGCCCCACGTGCAAGCAGTCCAACCAGCACTGTCCTGGTCACTTTGGACACATCCGGTTGGCACGTCCCGTCTACCTCTACCAATTCTTCGATGCAGCAGAGAAGTTGGCAAATGTCATTTGCTTGACGTGCTCGAAACTCTTGGTGCCCGACGCTGCCCTTGAGTCGATCACATCCACCGGAATGACGCGCTTCAAGGATGTGCGTGACCTTATGCCCGCTGGACCCAAGAGACCCCAGGCATGCGAGCACTGCAAGAGCGCCACGTTCAAGAAGGTTGCCAAGGTTGTAGGTCGTGCAGCGACTCTTGAGGGACAGGCGTGGGATCGCCAGGGTGTTCCGCCCGAGACACCGCTTCCCCTGCAGATTGAGTTGGTTCTTCGTGCCTTTCGTCGCATCACCGACCAGGACTGTTCACGCCTTGGATTCAATCCCAAGTACGCTCGTCCGGAGTGGATGATCTGCACTGTGCTCGCCGTCCCGCCTCTCACCGTCCGTCCCTCGGTCGTGATGGACGACAACCAGCGAATGGAGGATGACTTGACGCACAAGTTAATTGACATTCTCCGCAATAACCAACGACTCCGCGATCGCATCGACAAGGGCGATTCAGTGGAAATGATTGACAAGTGTACTGCCGTCCTGCAGTATGATGTGGCAACCTATGTGGACAATGACATCAAGGGAATGGCACCTGCTGCTCAGCGGTCGGGTCGTCCTCTGCGGACCCTGAAGTCTCGTTTTGGCGCAAAGACAGGTCGTGTGCGTGGAAACCTGATGGGGAAGCGCGTTGACTTCAGTGCCCGGTCTGTCATTACACCGGATGCCAACATTGATCTGGACGAACTCGGTGTGCCGCAGGAGATTGCCATCAATCTGACCTTTCCCGAGATTGTGTCCATCTACAATCGCGACCGTCTCATTGCCGCAGTGGCAAATGGACCCGATACGCATCCTGGTGCAAAGACGGTGTTTCTCAAGCAGGACAACCGCACTGTCAGTCTTCGCTATGTCGCATCGGACACGATCAATCTGCGTGAGGGCGATATTGTGCACCGGCACTTGATTGACGGAGACATTGTGCTCTTTAACCGTCAACCGTCCCTGCACAAGGCATCCATGATGGCACATCGTGTCATTGTTCTGCCGTACTCGACCTTTCGACTGAACGTATCTGCGACTCGCCCGTACAATGCAGATTTTGACGGCGACGAGATGAACATGCACGTGCCTCAGTCGATTGCTGCGGCAACTGAGTTGCGATACCTGGCATCTGTCCTGCGCAACATCATCAGTCCCCGCACGAACTCGCCGATCATTCAGTTGTTCCAGGACACGATGACCGGCATCTACCGCATGTCCCATCCGTCCGTGGAGATTCCCGAAACCCTGGTCATGAACATGCTGTCCAAGATCAAGCGTCCAGTTGTCCGCAAGAACCGGGCATGGACCGGTGCCGAGGTGATTTCGTATGCATTTCCCCTGATGAACTTCAAGGGCGGCATCACGCTCGAGAATGGTGTCTTAACAAACGGAATTATCAACAAGGCGTCACTCGGATCGGCAAGCAAGGGTCTTATCCACGTGGTCTACAATACATTCGGTCCGGAGCGCACCGGACAACTCATCAACGACATCCAGGCAATTGTCACGCAGTTCAACTTGTACAAGGGATTCTCGGTGGGCGCATCGGACCTTATTGCCAATGCAGAGACAAATGTATTCGTAAACACCAAGATCGACGCTGCACGACAGAAGGTTGCCGAGATCTTGTCGGATGTCCACTCGGGAAATTTCGAGAATATTTCGAGCATGTCCGATGGCGACGACTTGGAGGACAAGATCTCCAGTGCCCTGAAAGAGGTTGCGGCACAAATCAACGAGCAGGTTCTAAAGTCTCTTTCGTCCGAGAACCGTATCGTGCAGATGGTCAAGTCCGGGTCGAAGGGCAGTGAGCAGAACATTACACAGATGGTTGCGCTTCTCGGACAGCAGTTGATTGAGGGTCGTCGTGTTCAGTACACGCTGCAGGACCGCACACTGCCGCACTTTGCCTGTTATGACGACGGAATCGAGTCTCGTGGATTCGTCCAGAACTCCTTCGTCTCCGGTCTTCAACCGGCAGAGTTCTTCTATCACGCACAGGCAGGTCGTGAGGGACTGATCGATACTGCAGTGAAGACGTCCGACACGGGATACATTCAGCGTCGTCTCATGAAGATCATGGAGGACCAGCACGTGGACTACAGCGGGAGTGTTCGCAATGTGACAGACTCCATCATCCAGTTCACGTATGGCGAGGATGGCGTGGACACGGTATGTATCGAGTCGCAGTCGTGCGATCTCGGGTTAATGACCATGGAGGCAGTGTACCGCACATTTGCGCTGAGTGCCGCAGACGTCAACCCGTTCTTGAAGGAGGCAGTCACGGAGTGTCCGGATATGGTCGATGAGATCCTGCACGATCGCGACCTTCTTGTGCAGAATGTGTTCCGGTACCGCAAGATGGATACGCTGCAGGCGCCTGTAAACATTCGTCGTCTCATTGAGTCTTATGCCAACGCCTATGCCACCAAGACAGACCTGACGCCGCAGCACGTCGTCGAGGGCATCAACGGATTTGTGACGCGGCATCCGAAGAACCTGGTGTTCCATGCGCTTCTTCGCTACAACCTTGCGCCCAAGATGTCAATCCTCATCCACCGCTTCACGGAGGAGTTGTTTGATGAACTTATGCGAGACATTGAGTTTCGATATGTCAAGGCGCAGTGCCATGCGGGCGAGATGGTGGGTCCCCTGGCGGCACAGTCCATCGGTGAACCCACGACGCAGCTTACGCTAAACTCAATCTCGCACGATGAGCACGTCTGGGTGAAGAACGGAGTGTTAATCAAGACGGTCAAGATCGGTGACTTCATCCAGGAGTGGGTCGCAAAGTCTGAGCGCATCGAGTCGCATCCCAACCAGACGACACTTGCGTACATGCCTGCAGGATGGGAGACGCTTTCCGTGGACGAGAAGGGCAGGATTGAGTGGCGAACCCTCGAGGCAGTGACGCAGCACCCTCCGATCAACGAGGACGGATCGAACACGCTCGTAAAGATTCATACCAAGGGCGGGCGCACAGTGCTCGCAACCAAGGCAAAGTCGTTCCTAACCAAGGGACCTGATGGAACACTCGTACCGACGCGAGGCGACGAACTCACGATTGGATGCCACGTTCCTCTCATGGCAGACATGCCACAGACAGACACATGCGACACCGTGAATGTATTTGACTGGATCGAGGTCGGGTACAAGGACCGCCTTCCTGCAACAATTGTACTGGACGAGGTCTTTGGGCGATTCGTGGGCGCTTACATCGCAGAGGGGATGGCAAACGATCACGTGGTAAGTATCAGCAATAACGACGAGACATTTCGCACAAAGGCACTCGAGTGGATCGATCAGTTGGGATTCCACTACAAGACGACTGTTCAACAGAACAAGATCAAGGAAGGGTGGACGTCGACTGACACTGTGATTCACTGCTCTCAACTTGCACGGTTCATGACTGCAACATGTGGACGCGGATCTGCAAACAAGCAGATTCCTTCCTTCGCATACTCTGCACCTGACGCATTCGTAACCGGACTCCTCTCTGCATACTTGTCTGGTGACGGTACCGTAGGTGTGGGCGGGCGCAGGTCTATCAACTTCACTAGCATTAGCGAGAAACTCATTGATGGTGTGAATGCTCTTCTCGCTCGCATTGGCGTACATGCGCGCAAGTCTCGAGAGATGACACACAAGACAAGTCCATTCAAGACGCATTCATTCTGGTTCTCTCGTATCCCGATCAATGAGTGCATCACGCTTCGGTCAAGGATGTCCTTCATTGTTCCTGATAAGCAGGTGCGGTTCGACGCAATCCTGCCCACAGAAATCAAGTGCACTCGTTCCGACTTTACACGTGTGAACAACATCATCTGGGATACGATCGTGTCCATCGAAGAGCAGGCGTGTCCGACACCGTTCGTCTACGACTTTACAGTGGAGGGAACGCGGAACTTTGTACATGCAAACGGTCTGTGTCTCCGCGACACGTTTCACAGTGCCGGTACGGTCAAGGCGAATGCAACATCCGGTGTGCCGCGTATCGAGGAGTTGCTGTCCGCATCTCAGAATCCCAAGCGTCCGGGAAACACCGCATACCTTGCCGGCACTGCCTCGCAGAACGATGCAATTGAGTTGAAGAAGAAGGTCCAGCGTACGACTGTGCGGGACATTACGCGCTCGTTCCGGATCTACTATGATCCGTACCCGCTGTCTGCCTCCACAAGCGTGAACGAGGACCGCGAGTTGCTTACTACATATGAGCAGTTCCGGGAGGGTGATGAGTGTACGTCTCCGTGGATCGTACGCATCGAGTTAAACGAGGCAGACATGGTGAGTCGAACCATCATGGACATTACGGAGATTTCTGCAAAACTGCACGCGAATAGTAGTTTGAAGATGGTCAAGTGTATTTCGGGAAGTGCAGGTGGCAAGTTGGTGATGCGCTTGTCCTTCGACAAGGGAAGTATCAAGAACCCTACGCAACTTCGGTTCCTCGAAGAGAAGATCCTGGACACGGTCTTGACTGGAATTGATAACATTGGACGTGTTCACATCCGCACCGTCAAGAGTGAACTGACCTACGATTCGGTGATTGCCGGATATGTCTGCAAGGAGCAGTATGTGCTTGATCTCGAGGGCACAAACCTGCACGATCTCATGGTGTTTCCAGGCATTGATGGCACGCGTGTCTTGTCCAACGACATTCACGAAATCAACAAGGTCTTTGGCATCGAGGCAGCGAGACTTGCAATCTACGAAGAGATCAACGAGGTCTTTGCCACTGAAAAGGTGAATTACCATCATCTGAGCGTACTGGTTGACAGCATGACCGTGAGTGGACGTATCGTGCCTGTCAATCGCTTCGGAATGAACAAGAACGAGACGGGTGTCCTTGCCAAGTCGAGTTTCGAGGAGACTTCGCGCATCATGTTCAATGCGGCGCTTGGTGCTGAGTACGATCCGATGAGGGGTGTCTCCGCGAACATCATGTTCGGACAGAAACCGCCGTGCGGAACTGGGTTTGTGGATATCTTGGTGGATGAGACGAATCTACCGGAAGGACCGGAGACGTTTGAGGACGAAGGTGGGGTCTTGACAGAGGTCAACCGCGAACTCGGCGGCGCACCCGACTCCGAATGCCGGATCGAGGATATCTTGATGCCTTGGTGATCCTGCGAGTACGTCTACGCCGACCACCTGTAATCAGTGCTCCAGGTATAGTCTCGGCAACCGCTGTATCCGGAGTTGACATGAACATTTCAGGACCATGAGCGCCGAACACTACGAGGAGTAGTGCATCATATGTATTTTCGCGAACATGAACCTTTTTATATATATACAGAACATCAACGCCAAGTTGAAGTTCGCGATAAAACTTATAGTCTGTATCTCCCCACTGACTTGTATCGGGTGTACTCCCTATCGGAGGTAATGGAACGGCAGATCTGAGATATGCAGGTATCGCGACAGTACCCTTGACTATACCAAAGAGTGTACGCATCGTAATTTTGGGACCGGGTATACCGTAATGCTCACGAGCAAAGTCGATACCCTCGATCAGATCATGTAATTTTTGTTCCATCGTACCATCTAGTAGAGGACTTTCCTTCCTTTCCCCTTTTACAGATCGGAGTAATTGAGCACCCAGATCGCCGGCCGCAGCAAGACGCGCTATGCTGCCCGGAGGGACCATTCGGTCTCCCGCCGGGTTTCTGGGATAACGGTAGCGCTCTTCGGGACCCATTTGTGCCGCAGGTCCCGCTCCGCGAGGATCCCCGGCAGGCAGAGGAAATGGATGCTCACCACCTGCACCTGCACCTGCCGCTGCCGGTCCCGCTAAATACGCTGCCGCTGCCGGTAACACACCCGCACCAGGCGGGGACGGACTCAATCCGAGAGAACCATGCGACATTACTTCTCTCTGCGAATTAAAGTTCCGATCCCTTCAAGATGTGCGCAAACATAAAGAGCGTTGCAACAAGTGCACCTATACCAAATCCAATCACGCACATATCGACTGTCGTCAACTCCTGTTTAACGGATTCATCCAGATCGTCAAGCGATGTCATTTCCTTCTTTTTACTCCTCATCTGTAAACAATGGCAGCGGTAAACCTGACGCACCCCGAACTTGCTGAACTCAGCAATCCGGTGTTACCGGCAGCATCAGAGGATGCCCTCAAATCTATGCGAAATGAATTATGTGCTGTCTCTGGGTCTTTTTCCCTTCAGAGTCATCAAAAGTTCTTAAGGAGAGTCTTTTCTCCAGATTCCCCGTGTCGTAGTCTTTTAATGGTCCACGGAACCGGTGTCGGCAAATCCTGTTCTGCGATTCAAATTGCCGAAGAGTACATTCTGAGACCCGAATATCAAGAAAAGAAAGTCTTGGTCGTCTCCAACCCCGCCGTCCAAGCAAACTTCTATACGGAAATCTTCGACATGAACCGTATAAAAATAGACGAAAAGAGCGGGATCTTTACGTCGTCCCAGTGCACGGGTCGCAGGTATCTCGATACGTTGCTGCGCGCAGAGTCGGAACCGTCTCATTGGAAAGACCCTATAGTGCGTGAGCGACTTGGAAAAATGGCAGACAAGTTGATTGACGAATTTTACGAGTTTAGCGGATACATTACGTTCGGAGAACTCTTGAACAAGAACGCAGATGACGATGACTGGATCAGCAGGACATTTGATAATCGGTTACTTCTTATTGACGAGGCACACAATGTGCGCAGAGGCGTAGGTGCAATCGGTCAGAAGGGAAAGACAATCAGTACCGGTCTGGAAGTCCTCGTAAAAAAGGCAAAGGGTCTTGTTCTTGTCATGATGACGGCAACACCTATGTTTGACACCTTTGAAGAAATCGTGTATTACATGAATCTGTTTGGATGGAACGACAAGACACTTGACCCAAACACCGAAATTCTTGTCTCTGACATTTTTGAACCTGATGGAACGGTCAAGGTTGCGGCAGAAGAACGGTTCCGCACATGGGTGCAGACCTATGTCTCCTATGTAAAGGGTGAAAATCCATTCACATTTCCGTTTCGGTTGCCTGCGCCCGTATTGGCACCCGATGATCGCACACTCGATTTTCTTGGACGCAATATTGCCGATACAGACCGGTTAAAGTTCTTGAAATTGGTTTCAAGTGTTCCGCAAGGAGAACAACTCAAGATCCTAAACGGATCCAGACTTGACGATGCGGCGCAAGAAGAAACGTCTCGTCAAGCACTTATCTCGCCTACCCTTTCCGTTCTTCCAGGAAACAAGGCATTCTCGGAGTTGTTTTCGAGGGTCGGTGAACAATATGCGTATATCGGGGACCCTTTCTTGACCCCTGAAAAGTTGCCAGGTGTATCTGCAAAATTTGCATCGGTAATCGAATGTATTTCGAGATCGAAAGGAATTGTGATGGTCTATTCCAACTTTGTCGAACGAGGTGCTCGACTCTTTGCCATGGCACTTGAAGAACATGGATACAAACCTGCAAAAGGCGGCGACTTCTTGCTTGCCGGAGAGCGCCCCAAAGGACCGTCGAATGGATCGTACATGATTCTGTCAAGCGAAGTGTCTGCCGCAGACACAAGTGCTCTTTTAACCTTTGTACGCAGTCCAGACAATGCAAATGGTGAACGGGTGCGCGTGATCATTACGACACCCAGAGTATCGGAAGGTGTGAATTTTAAGTATGTCCGACAAATCCATATTCTCGATCCGTGGTGGAACATGTCGCGAATCGAACAAGTGATTGGTCGGGCATTGCGTACATGCAGTCACTCTCTTCTTGATTTTAGTGAACAGAACTGTAGCGTCTACCTGCACGTTGTCCGCACACCCGATCTGCGTGAATGTTTTGATGAATATACATATCGTACGAAAGTCGAAGCAAAGGCGGTAAAGATTGCGCGTGTCCGTGCCCTTCTTGCTGAATCTGCGATGGATTGTCCGTTACAGTCTGGTCTGAACTCCTTGCCCGAAGCGTGGAAAATGCTGGACATTCACCAGGTCCGGTCTGAAAACAACGAAGAGGTTGCCTACAAATTGAGCGGGATGTTAGCACCGACCTTTGCCCCTGAACTTGCCATCTTGCAGTGTCGAGTACATCCGAGCGTTTCAGATCCAGACCACACGCGTCCCTTGTCGACATACCTTGACACGCGGGACGAACTCTTGAACGTTCTTGCAAAGATGTTTGCCGATAAACCAATTTGGACACGCGAAGAGTTGTTCATGAAACTGAAATATCCGAAGGATGTCATTCTGTACACGATTCAAAATGCCATACGAAATGCCTTTAAGTTCAAAGATGCATTTGGACGATCGAGCGTTATCGAATCGAGAGGAGACGTATATGCCCTTGGAAAGGGCACACTTGTTGAACGCACAAGCGAACCGCCTAGTCGCAGAGACCTCAAGATTCCATTTGCCGAACAACGCGAAGCACCTGTGGAAAAGGTTCCGGATATAGAAGAGGTTCGTGCTGCCTATAAGGGATTTCCACCCTCTGCATCACAGTTTTCGCCCGCCGTCCTAAATGGATACATTTTTGATCACGTATTCACTCCCCAAGAGCAACTTGCGTATCTCTTATCGGACAATGACCTTCAATTCAAGGATAGGTACCGTGTTCCTGAAACGGGTATCTTAGTCCTCGGATATGGAAAGTATCACCCGCCCGAAGTGCCCATCGATGAAGATGGCAAAAAAGTGCTGGCATGGACAGAGGCATTAAAGAAAAAGTACAGCGAAAACAAGACGCTCTTTGCCAGCATTCGGGACGGTCTGTTTAGTTTGAGTAAGTTTGAGATTCTTGAAGAGGTGCCCACTCGCAAGGCAGCGACTCGGCGAGACGTCCCTGTCGTCTGCGGTACCGGAGACAATAAGAAACCGGATATACTTGCCCTGGCAAAGTACATTGATAAACGAGGAGTGGGGATACCGCCCGATGTTGCAAAGAAGAATAAATCCGAATGGTGTCAATTCACCGAATTGCTTGTCCGAGAGCAGCAAGAGAGCGCAGACCCGAAGATTGGATGGTACACCCCTGCAGAGATGAATGTAGTTGCCCCGGGTAAAAAATGAAAACTTCAAGTTGAAGTCTAATACAAGGGAATGACGGATCCTTTGTTTGAGCGTCGTAGTTTGGTTCGGAGTGTTCATATCACTGCACCCTATATTCAGCGCAATATCCATGCCAGTCTCTCTGCACAACTCAATACAAAGTATGCAGGCACCTGCACTCCAGAGGGATATCTCCGAAAGGGCAGCATCACGATCGAAGAGTATTCATTGGGTCGAGTGAATTTGGTCAAGGGTGGACTTGACTTTACTGCAGTGAGGTTTCAAGCGGATATCTGTATGCCGCACCCCGGTCAGACATTTCGAGCAAAGGTCGTACTGAAGAGCAAGATTGGTCTTCATGCAGAGGTCTTGCCTATCATGGTCCTTCTTCCACGCGATCTTCACATTGGAAATGAGGCATTTGATGCGATCCGAGAGGACCAAGAGATTGAGTTTGAAGTGGTGGGGTCCAAGTTTCAGCAGGGCAATGACAGCATCGATGTTCTCGGTACGCTGAAGACGACCCTGGACGAGGGTCATGCGCCGGTGCAGATCGAGAGTCTTCCCGAGGCAGGCGCTAGCAATGCTGCTGCAGGTGCGTCAGTCTCAGGTGTTGAGCGGCGTATCACAGTCCCGCTGGACCAGACTCGTCCTTCGAAGAAGAAGGGTGGTAGCATTCTCCCGTTTGTTGCGAGTACCTAATAAACACAGAGGGATACAAATGAAACGTGTGGAAAAGGATGAACTTCGTGAACGCATTGATACCTTAGGGATCCATGAACACTATCAGATTTTTCAAGTGATCAAGAAGTACACAGATGCCTATACAAAAACAAACAGTGGCATTTTTGTTTCGTCAGAATCTCTCTCGGATGAATGTCTTGGTGAGATGACCACACTTGTTGAGTTCTATATTGATCAACGTAGATCGATGGATGCGGAGGACTTCAAGAGAAACGCAATGGCAAAAACGAATAAAACACATCCAAACAAAGAATAAGAGCAAATGGAGTTACCCTCCGATCTTCTAAACTACATCAAGATTGCCAAGAAGGACCCTGTCGTCGAATTCGAATGCAAGATACTTGCCAAGGAGATCCTGACCAAGGATGTTGCAGATCGAATCAGTCGTCGTCTTCATGGAACTCCAAAGGAACAGCACTACGCAGTCTTTTCGTATCCCGATGGACTGCGTGTCAACGTAAAGGGGGTTGAGGCAATCCACCGAGTCTGCACATCTGGTAGTTTCACTGGCATTCCCCTCGATGTTCAGCGCAAGAAGCGTCATCCAAAGGAGGATCTTGAGCTCCAGGACTACAACCTCAAGTTCACTCTGCGTCTCGAAGATGCAGTTCGAAAGGATTTCGGAGGAAACCCGATGGACAAGACAAACTACATTCGCATCTTACATCGTCGTTCGTGGATAACTACAGATGGCATTCTTCAAATTGACTTTTCACAAGTCAAGTCCAAAACAAGAGACACGCGGTCCTTCTCGGACATTCTCCGGCAAACACCTACCTACGAACTTGAACTCGAGTTAGTGGATCGAAGTGTCTCGGAAGACAGGATCTTCCAGAGTTTCCGGAATACCATTCGCACTCTTCTCTGCGCATTTCAGCAAACAAACTTTCTCATCACCAAGACGGATGTACGGCGATACACCGACGAGTTCTCAGGACGCAAGGTTCGGTTTGTGAATCCAGTGACGCTTGAGAGGCGACACATTCGCCCCGACCGCCTCCACTGTGTTCAAAAGGGATACACGGTGACGAACAAGGCAGATGGTGAGCGGTGTATGCTCGTAGTCATGAACGACAAGCGTCTAGTCCTGGTCCGCCCCAAGGGATTGTCTATGCAGTGGACAGGTCTCACGGCAATGACCGATGTGCACAAGGGCGACACGTTTGATGGCGAGTACCTTCCTCACCTGAATCTGTTTTGTATCTTTGACGCATATATCTACCGCGGTCAGGATGTGCGAAAGCATCCATTGATGACAACGGACGAAGATGTCGAGGCACGTCCCACCATGTCTCGTCTGGGGTCTGGACGTTCGTTCGTCAATGACATTTCGACTGACTTTTCGATCAGTCCAGGTGAACCGGGCACTCTTCTCTTTCGCATCGAATCCAAGTTGTTCCTTGCCGGAGACGGAAAGGCAATGGAGACGTCGATTGCCCGTATCTTGGACACAAAGTTCGAGTATGAGACGGACGGACTCATCTTTACTCCTCGCGATTCCGGTGTTGCCCCCGATGTCGACTGTCTGGGAAACACGTGGTTGCGTGTCTACAAGTGGAAACCTGCCGATCAAAACAGTATTGACTTCCTGATTCGCTTCAAACCGGATGTGGGATATGCAAAGAATGGCGAGGCAGTCTTCACCGGAAGTCTGTTTGTTGGTCGGAACCGGAATTCCAGCGTGGTCTACCCCTGCCAGACCATGACACACGAATACACTCCGAAAGTCCTTCCGCCGGACCTGCAGCGTATTGCCGAGCGGGGAAACCGAGCACCGACCCCCTTTCAACCGAGCACGCCGCGTGACCCGAATGCAAATGTGATTTCAATCCCGCTCAACGATGCCAGGGTGCCGGTTGACATTTCCGGACTCCGGGTTGACGACAATACAATTGTCGAGTGCTCGTATGACCTTGAGAACGAGACGTGGAAGATCATGCGCACTCGCTACGACAAGACCGCAGAGTACCGCAACGGCGCACCGCAATTCGGGAATGACAGCACGGTAGCGGAGTCGATCTGGACATCGATTCACGTGCCGGTGTCAGACGAGATGATTCGGACATGTGCGTCAAACCCTCCAGACGATACAGTCGAGGATGAGCAGTATTACCGCACGGACCTCAAGCGATCGGATCGGGCGAACAAGGACGTCTATGCCTTTCACAACAAGATCAAGGGTGAGTTGTTTAGCAAGTGTGTGAGACCTGGAGATACCCTGCTTGAGTTGGCAATGGGGGCAGGTGGTGACCTGCTGAAGTGGAAGAACTCGAAGGCATCCAAGGTGGTGGGGTTCGATCTTGCCAAGAAGAATCTGTACGCTCCCGAAGGTGCGTGCAAGCGATACCTTGATGTCAAGGCAAAGGAACCTACGAATCCGCCACCTCCCGCCTTGTTTATCCAGGGTGACATCACGACGAATCTGTTTGAGATTGACGATCCGTATGTACGGATTCTCAATGGAACGGATCCGCCGACAACAAAGTATCTTGAGCAATTTGCAAATCTGACGTCCTTCGACGCGATCTCCTGTCAGTTCGCAGTCCACTATGCATGTGCATCCGACGAGACGTTTGGGGCGTTCTGCAAGAACCTTGCACACTGCAAGGACTTCTTCTTTGGAACCTGCTTGGATGGCGCATCTGTCTACAAACTTCTCTTTGGAAAGACTAACCATGTGTTTCGCGTAGGCGATCAAATTGTCGGAAACTTTGCCAAGCAGTATGCCGATTCCGAGAACTGGCACGAAGACTTTGGACAGTTTATCGAAGTGAGCATTGAGACCTTTGAGAATCCGGTCAAGGAGGCGCTCGTTCCCTTTGAAAAGATGACGAGCATGTTGTCTGAAGTTGGATTTGATCTGGAGTCTACCCACCTGTTCGGAGACTACTACACGTCTCTCCGGTCGCAACTCACATCGCAGCAGCAGGAGTACTCATTTCTCCACCGCAGTTTCGTGTTTCGTCGGCGTGTCAAGGAGGCGGTCCAAGAAGGAAAGTTGCCTGTTGTCGAAGAGGAGGCGAAACCTGTTAAGAAGAAGATCGAGAAACCGCAGGTCGCGCCTCTTGCCGAACAACCTGTCCTCTTTACCGATGCAAACAATTTTCTCTCCAACGAGTTTGTGGCGCCCTTTACGCAAGACGGAATTGCCTTTCCGACTGTGCTGCACTATTATGGATGGAAAAAGGCGACTACCTTTGGAGATGCAGAAACGGCAAGTGCGATTACAACTACAGCGCCAACGAGTATGAAACCACTCAAGACCCTCATTGAAAAATTCGGTACGGCGGATCAGACCGAGTGGGTGAAGATCCAAGACGAGGTCATGAAGACGGGTGTGCGTGCCAAGTTCGTGAACCCGGCAAACGAGGCACTTCTGAAGCAGTTGCGGGATACAGGTACACGTCCGCTCTGGTATGCCAATCCTCGCGACAAGTATTGGAGTACTGGAACCTCGCCCGACACGGATGTTGCAAAGAATGGAAAGTGGAAGGGTGCGAACAAGTTGGGCACGATCTTGATGGAGGTGCGTGAGGAACTCAAGGTCTAATTGTACAGACTCCGCCACGACTCGTTGCGTAGAGGAGTCGTATCTTGCAAGATGTGCCGTGCCATATTGACATCAACCGTCAAGGGCAATTTAATTTTTTGATAGAATGGGTATGCCTTTGCAGTCTCCTCATCGGCAATCCGCAGAAGGTTGATGCGTGTCACCAAGGTCTCCACTGCCCGGATAACTGTTCGCACACCTTCTTCCTCTGCTGAATACTCTGAAATGAGAAACTGAATCGCATCGTCTGACAAGGTCAATTGATCGGTCAGATGAATGCGATCCAATACTTGAGGACACACATACTGTGTCAAGATGGACTTCTTTTCGAGGGCACTGTACCCAGAACAACTGATGACCTGCATACGATCGCGCAAGATTGGATGAACCTTGCTCTCGTCATTAAAGGAGAAGACAAAGAGACACTGAGACAAATCAAAGTCCACTCCGGAAAAGTAACGGTCGTGGAAGTGAGAGTTCTGGGTGCGGTCCGTCAAGTGAATGAGCATGCTGGCAATCTCATCTCCGTGCGGTGTTGTCGAAATCTTGTCCAACTCGTCAAAGTATAAAACCGGATTCATGCATCTGGCATTCATGACTGCATCGACAATTCGTCCCCATGTCGATCCTTCGTAGGTGTAGGAGTGTCCTACAAAATTTGCCGAATCGGATGCGCCGCCCAGGGAGAAGAACTCGAACGGACGCTGGAGGACATTTGCCACACCATTCTTTGCAAATGCTGTCTTGCCTACACCCATCGGACCCTTGAGCGCAATCACATTGCCGATCGAGGTTGGACTGGAAATCCACTGGGCAAGGATCTGCATGATCTGCATCTTTGCACCCGTCATGCCGTACACCGCCTTGTCAAGCGTCTTCATGGTGTTCGAAAGAAACTTGGCACAGGGTTCAGCACCGTCCTGCAGTTTCACGGGAAGCGGTACATGCTTTCCAAATGGAATGCGAAGAAATGATTCGACCCAACTGCGCAGTTTGTATCCCTCTCCATCCATCCCGATATCGGACAAGACATCAATTTTCTTAATGACAGATGCCTTGACGGAGTCTGATACATCCAAGTCGAGAACGCGGAACTTGAACGGCACATCGCCGTCGTCGACAAGTCCAGATACGCCCTTCATCTTTTCAGTCAAGACCTTCTTCTTTGCTTTTGACAGCGTATCGAAATAGCGCGACTCATCCTCATTGAGAGCGAGAAGCGCGTCTGATCTAGACTTCCTGGACTGCATATGCTCGAGAAATTCGTCCTCCTCAGACTCAGACTCTGACTCCGAGTCCGACTCTGCATCCATCATAAGTTGCGATTTACCCGAAACGACGGTGTGAATATGAAGTTTCACACTAACTTTCGATCCACGTGGAAGTTGTATGACTGGAACTTCATCCTCGTCCTCCTCGTCATCTTGGTCTTCATCCTCGTCATCCTCCTCATCCGGAACGTAGTCTTCGTCATCTGAAGATTCGTGATCGTTAATGGTCTCGTCGGGTATCCACACAGTTTTGTTTGTACGCCGACGAAGATTGTACCGAGGCGGCATCTTGATGCCTCACAAGGAAAAAAACAGGAACATTTCGTTTTTGTATAGATACTAAACAATGGTAGACACAATCGAAAGTCTTGTAGACGAACTTCAACTCGAAAACAGTACGCGGGATGCGACCGACCCGCTTGTCCGAAAAATGTTGGGTGTCGTTGAAACCTTTCTTAAGAACCACCGGGTCCTTTGTTACGGTGGAACAGCAATCAACAATCTTCTGCCCGAGGAACATCAATTTTACAACCCTGACCAAGACGTTCCCGACTATGATTTTTTTAGCGAGACCCCGCAGCATCACGCAATGATGATTGCCGATCAACTGAATGCCCTCCATATAGAAAATGTTGAAGTGAAACCGGGAATGCATTTGGGTACGTTCAAAGTCTTTTCCGAATTTCATGGCGTCGCAGATGTGACATACCTTGATTCCAAAATATTTGATCGGTTGTGGAAAGACGATATTGCCCTTCACGGGATCCACTATGTTCCTCCCAATTTCTTGCGCATGAACATGTATCTCGAATTGTCCCGCCCGCAAGGAGATGTATCTCGATGGGTAAAGGTGTACAAACGCCTTCAACTGCTTAACAAGCATTATCCTATGACATGTCCTGGGATGTTCACAATATCCAAGGAATTAACAAAGGAGCGAAAACAGGAAGCACTGTCCATTCTCAAGCATCACCCAGTGATCCTGCTAGGATTCTCTGCCACAGAAATTCATTCGAGACAGACACATTGGACAACACCTACCATCTTTCTTGCAGAAAAGGCAACGATCGAGTCACTGACCAAAAACAAGAAGACGACAGTCACTGAAGGAACAGAATTGATTTCTGTGCGGACCGATGTCTTGGGAGACGATGGCGATGTGGTTTTTCGGTTTTACGAGACACAGGCGTGTCACAGTTATCATCTCATGAAAGACCATATTCGTATTGCATCGATCCCGACCTTGTTGCAGTTTTTTTACGCATACATGTACGTCAATGCGACAGAACATGAAATTACCCGTCTATTATGTGTCGCAGATCGCTTGATCGAACTGTCTGAGCACGAAAACAAACGGCACTTTGCCCTCTTGACTCCCAAGGAATGCTTGGGGAAGCAAGAGACATTGTTGGATATGAAGAAGCACCGGTCTGAACTGTATACCAAACTTTCAAAGGACCGCGACTCGCCGGATTTCTTGCAGTACTTTTTCAGTTACAATCCGGCAAATGACAAGACACGGAGACGCAAATTGTTAAAACATATTAAGAGTTCCGAAACGTCATAACAAGTGTGCGGGAATACGGAAGACCGCCGGTAGCACATGCACCGTTACACTCCTTTGCACCTGCCAAGAATTGAGAATAATAGTCATTTCCGTTCGGTGTGCGGTTTGCTAACGCAGTTCCTGTAGGGGAAAAATTGAGATACATGAGTTTGACTCTTTTTTGTGCAGTAAAGTCTGATACATTGCGAAGAGTCATTGAAGTTACACCCGACACGGCAGTACCATTCTGTCCGCCAGAGCTCATTTGACCTTAGATCATATTTAATTGGATACACCGTCCGTATACCACTTAATCCCAAAGTATGTGGGTCCAGACGGATTCGGATACGGGTTAGGAGGCACCTTTGTAACAAGCGTATCAACTTCACCGGATGTCAATGCGCGATTATAATAGGTGAGTCCACTCAACGTACCATCCCATCCATACGACCCATTTCCACCCATGACCACCATTGCATCATTTTGTTTGGGAAGTTGGGTAAGGGTATGGTGCTGACGAGGCACTCCGTTGATCGATACATCCACCGCATACTGATTGACCGTTAAAGCAAGATGGACCCACTTTTGTGCAGGAATATTCTGAATTAAAATGGTCTCGGTTGTGCCGTACGTCGTAATCACAATCAATAAACTATTGGATGTCGAATCGAAATACACGCCCGGACAATCCCCCTTGGTAAAGAGCGGACGCTTGACGCCGTAATTAAATGTGAAATCATTCACCGTGAACCAACACGTATACGTAAACACCGCCCCTTCAGGTTGATTGAAGGATTTCGACAATGCAAGCGTGGACGTGACCTCTGTCTTTCCGGAAAGATTAGGTCCCTGTATGACTATCTTGGTCTTGTCTCCTGTCACATAGGATGTCCACCACCAGTAGAGGACTCCGACAACAAGAACAATCCCCACGATTTGGAACCACTGCATTGTCCTTTACTTAGAAACAAACCCTCTTGCCCCAAGACGCATACCTTGCCGCTTAGGAGGAGCGACAGGATTTGCCATTGCGTACTGGAAGAACTCTGTATGTGTATGCGTTTTTTGGTATTCAAATAACCCAGTTGGGTCGGTTGATCCTCTATAATTGTAAATATAATGAATACGAGACGGATCTGGACGGTACTCGGACCGCAACACATCTAGACGAGACAGCGCAATCGACCACTCGAAATCTTCTCCTCGAGGATATGACTTGAACCGAACAAGTTTGGCAATATCCGTTAGCATGAGATTTAAGTGATTCGGTGTACGCAAAAACTCATTGGGCATCCTTGCCATGAATCCGGTTTTGAACTCGAGACTATGCGTGAAGATAAACGTTCCCATCTGTCCGTGGAGACGCATCACATCCGATTCACTTTCCATGCACTGCCGTACATCCTCAAAATATGCATCGGTGACTTCATCGTCATCGTCTATGAAGGACATATACCTGCCCTGTGCACCCTGCAGCAAACGCTGTCTCTTTTCACCCACTGTTGCGTTTCGATTGTCGTAGTCAATCCGGATTTCAGGGCGTGTCCACGTGACCTTTTCACGGATGCGGGCAAGAAGTGCTTGTAGTTTCGAATCGCGTCCAGGCATTGTCGGAATCAAGATGGACCATTGATAGGGATAGTCTTTTCTAGAGATGTAGGTCCGCATATCTGCCTCCCAGAACGCATTGTTCTTGGTATACAATGTATCCATCTTACCAAACCCGGCAACGGGGTGCTCGTGACGGATAATACAGTGGGGAATGTAGAGTGTCTTGTCCTTTAAAGTCGTCTTGCATAAATCAGTAAGTTCTGTATCGCAATACAGACTTGTGTACGATGGATGGTAAAGATATCCAAATGAATCATACAGTTTACGTCCAAAAATGGTGAGTGTGTTCAAGTTCATACCTTGAAATCCATCATTGATCCATAGAATCCCATCTGTATCCGGAAACGATGCCATCATATGCGATCGAATTGCATTGTCATACCCACGCACCTGCGGAATCATATCGTCGGACACAAGGACAACAATATCCCACTCCCACTCTATATTCATATCTGCATTGCACGCCGCAATCTTGGATGTATTTTGACCTACACAGATCTTCTTGAATGCAAGAGGAGACGCAATGGCGTGTAACTGACCACGAACCGCATCGGACATGGTGGAGTCGTCGTCATCGCATGAGACAACGAGACCTAGGCGCGACGGGTCTGCGGCAAGATTTACATAGACTTGCAAGACTGCCACTGCTTTTTGTGGACGACCCCGGGTCGGATATTTAAGAAGAATCTTCATTATCTTGATCTTTGTAAACAGATAACGCCTCTTTACACGCAAGTTGTTCTGCCTTTTTGCGGGTTGGTGCGCTGCCGTACCCGAGATGCTTTCCCGCTTCATTGCACACTGCAACCTTGATCTCGCCCTTTTTCGGGTCGTTTGATAGCATGACGTAGGTAGGTGTGCATTTCAACACCCGCTGACATACCTTTTGAAACATATCCTTGTAATTGAGTGCGGATCCAATGAGTTCGTCCACATCAAGGTATGTCTCCAGAACATGATTGATGAATGCGGAGACAATGTGAAATCGATTTCCACAATCTGTCCAGAGTGCGCCTAGAAACGCTTCAAAGATATCGCCTAACTTTTTCGTGTTTGTGCGTCCACGGATGGCAACTGCATCTTCATTGTGTCGAGAAATCACATAGAATGTGTCCAGACCCATTTTCTTCGACAAGTCACCGATTCGATCATTATTGACCAACTCCTTTCGAGCGTCTGTCAGAAACCCCTGCTTCTTCTCTGGGAACTTGTGACGTAAGTACGTCGCAACACAAGCACCAAGGATGGCGTCTCCTTCAAATTCAAGACATTCATACGACTCAGACTGCAACGGCATCACACCGGGTGGACACGGTGCAAGAAGCGCAGGTTTCCCGTCCTGAGATGTATACTCCAGACGTCGAACATATGTCGTATGAACCATTGCCGTTTGAAAGATATCTGGATTCACGACCTGATAATGTGGAAGACCGTGTCGGCGTAAGATTGCGTGAATGTCGTCTCGGGTAAAGAACCGGTTCATCGGGTTGTAGGGTGCGTACTCCATGTGCCTTGTGTTGAAGTTCCGAACAAAGTTTTCGTTTTCTCACACAATGGGACAGTCTGCGTCTCTTGCATACGAAAAAGTACCAGATGCACCGCCCATATCCAATACAGTGATTGACGTGGCAACTGTGCGATACAAGACACCATGGATTCGAGACATGGCGGTAGGGTTTGTTTTTTTTAATCCTGGTAAATCGAAGCGGATGTTAATGAATTATTTGTATACTGTTGAAAAACTCAAGGTTGCCGGAATCCCGTATTATACAATTGAACTCTGTTTCAAGAAGGAAGATCCCGAAATCAAGGATGCATTTCATGTTCGTGCCCGCACGGTTTTGTTTCACAAGGAGCGTTTGTGCTCCATTCTTGAAGGGAAGATTCCGTGGTACTACCGCAAAATTGTATTCATGGACGCAGATCTTGTCTTCGGGAACACAAACTGGTATGCGCAAACATCTGCACTGTTAAACAGACATGATGCAGTGCAACCCTTTGCAAGTGCAGTGTGGATGGATTTGACGTATACAACAGCAACGCAAGAACGGTTATCAGTCCTGTACATGAACCGCAACGAAAAATACAATTGGCGGTACCACCCCGGATTTGCCTGGGCATTTAATCGGTCTTGGTTCCGCGAGCACGGATTTTACGAATATTCCATCACGGGGAGTGGCGACACGCTCTCTGCTGCGGCGTGGTTAGGTGTGATTACGGATGTACATCCTGCATTCCGAACAACCTATGCGACCTATTGTACAAAGAGTCGTCCTCGTCTTGCCTGTACGGACGGAAAAGTGTATCACTTGTACCACGGAACTCACGCGAACAGAAAGTATGTCAGCAGACATGCAATTCTCGATGGTGTTCGAGATATACAGAGTTTATTAAGACCCAATTGGGACACTGTGTGGGAAATTACCGACAAGCGAATTGAACCACTGTTGCTCACCTACTTTTTAGAACGGCAGGATGATAGTCTGTAGTTTACATATTTTCTCTCTTGTAGAATCATACGTTGATGGTCAAACATCTGTCAACGCTAGCCTGTTATGTTCTCAGTCGTCAGCAGTCGCTTGTCGCAGCAGTTACTCGGGTTCAGCATGGGTTTTTACCCGATCGAAATGTCAAGCATGCTCAAGAAGTGATGGAGGAACTCAACCGGATTCTTCGCGAAATGGAAGAATTGGTCAAAATAAAGGAACGCCAAAAGAAAAATGAGTATAGTTGAAGTTGCCTTGTGTGCTGCATTTGGATCCTTTGTGTTTACTCTATGTTCACTTGTGGGGTGTCAGGTCCTGAGACGGAGACGTCAGACTCCAGACCCAGTTGTCTGTGTCAATCCGACATCGGATCGCTGTATTGCGGAGATGATTTCTCAAGATGAGTCTGAAGTCTTTGAGCGCAACTCGAACCCGAAATCATCCGATACAAGCGAAGAAGAATGACGCTTCTCAATGTCCTTCATGACATCCTCTCCGTGCTCGGGTAGGATCTCGTTCAGCAGATGCGCCAACTCCTTCTTGGAGAGTGACCACCCCTTCTTCCACTGCTGAGGACGCTTTGCAACAAAGGTCATGTTCGACGTACGCAACTCCACCCGGTCAGGAAGTTGCTTTGTCGTATACAGTCCAGCGAGATCGAGCTCGATCGACCGGCGTGCATCGCGAAGTTCTGCCAGCGCGGCATTCAGATCATTGATGCGCTTGGAAACGTCGACGTAGGATGCGAGAATCGGGGCAAGGGACTCCATGATGTATGAAGAGGATTCTCATTAAAAATCAAGTCTTCGTTTTTATCAATGGAGCAGGTCGTTGTTGCAGTCATCCTGCTTGCGATTGGGTACCTCTTTATGGACGAATTTAAGGGACTCACGGCAAAGTCCTTTGATCACAACAAACGTTTATGTGACTACCGGTGTCCGGGATCGACATTTGAACCGGTGAGCTCAGCACTTGCTCGAGGTATCCGATTGATTGAAGTGCATGTGTATTCGGACGCACAGGACCGCCCCGTTGTGGCACTTCGATCTGGAAACAAGGGAGATACTGTCTCTTTTGAATCCGTGTGCGTGACTCTTGTGAATGAAGCATTTCCATCCTCCTTCCCACTTATCTTGTCGATTGTGCCGCATACATCGACGACCTTTACGTTAAACAAGGTTGCCCACGACCTGAGCACAACCTTGCATAAGAAGTTTCTGAAAACGGAGGAGGCAGTGGAGGGTATGTTACTCGGGTCTCTTGCCGATAAACTTGTGATTGTATCCGGTCCAGAAGTGCGTGGATCAAACCTTGAACCTCTCGTGAATTTGTCGTGGGGTGGATCGGGTCTGCGTCGTCTCGAGTATGCCCAAGCGGTGAATCCGCGGGACCCGACAGAGTTGGTCGAATTCAATCAGAACCATATTTCTCTCGTGGCGCCTGACATTACGTTTGATTCGTCGGGCGGACATGACAATGTCTACAAGTACGGATGCCAGTGGAATTTATTTGCTCGGGGCAGTGAAACTGGATTTATCCCGATGTAAAAAGTATTCTGCGGTCAATATAAATGAAAAAGGGACTTTCTCCTTGGCTTAAGCACGTCATGGAAACGAAGCGCAAGATGGGATCGGGCGCCTCGCTCGGTGCCGCGATGAAGAAGGCGGCGAGCACGTACCGGCACAAGAAGAAGGGTGGTGCGTTCGAGCAGGGCGAGACGTCTGAGGCGGCGGCGGACACTGCGGAGGCGAAACTCAGCAAGGAACCCGAGTACGAGAGCGAGGAGGAGGAGAAGGAGAAGGGCGGACGTCGCCGCAAGACTCACCGTCACCGCGGTGGACGCGTGCGCCGCGCGCGTACTCGTCGTCACCGTTAGGAAAGGATTGCTCGGATGTAGAGGATGGTAAGGACAAGGACTACAAACAGGTAGAGTTTCGTGTTCAGTGCATCTTCTGATTCAGTGTAGGACCGCATTTTATGTCAAGAGACGTTTATGAACAATACGTTTCGTTTTTCCGTGGTCTCGGACCTTCGTGCCGTTTCTACACGTCTTGCCATGGTATGTTTTCTTTGCACATCCACTCTTATAATATGAAACGTGATGCGCATATCCTCGAAATGACGGAATGCCAACATGCAGTTTCCCTGAAATCGCTTTTAGTACCCCATACATCCATTTCATGTAGTGAGTCCGCGACCGCAGATCCACTGGATGACTTTCAAGGTATGATTGAAACGTTGATGCTTCGAATGGATAGACTTTGGACAGTTTTGTAAGAAAGTCCGTTTGGAGTGCAGACCATGCGGGAACCTCTTCAGACTCCTCTGGATAATTGCGGGCAATTGCAAACAAGAAATCACGACCAGGCACTGCTGTCGGTTTCTTTGCTAACAGTCCTTCATAGTGGTCTTTTATTTGTTCGAACGACGGATCTTCGCCTGGGTCTGGAACGGCAGGGTCTTTTGCACACTGCGTTCGTAGTTTATCGTTCACCATATTGTGGATTTCGTACAACCACTTTGCTGCGTTGCCGTGCAACGGGTGTTTCGCGACAAACTCAGTTGTAGATGCCCTACAGAATTTGCAAGGCAATACATCTTTCATTAAGGCGAGGACAGGTGCCGCATGGGGTCGAAAGGAAATGAGGTGAAACAACTGCCATCCGCTTGGACCAAAATATCGTGTATCAATACCCATATTGTGTTTCCAGTCAAAAAGAATCTATCGTAAAAGTAAAATGCTGGACACTCGCGATCTTATCATCTTAACTGCCGCATTCTACCTGGGCGACGTGGTGTCCAAGTTCTTTACCGCGCTGAACACTGACATTATCACGCCGATCCTGGCACCTGCCGCGTCTGCCGGCAAGGGCGTTGCCTCCTTTGCCGTGACAATCGGAGGCACGAAGTTAATGATTGGTGATTTCATTGCCAGTCTCGTCAACTTGGTCGTGTCCTTCTTCATTGTCGTTCTGGTCATTGGACTGCTTCGCACGTATGTTCTGACGCGCATCGGTGCCGGCAAACCCATGGTCTAATCACCGATCCGAAACGCCGTCCATCCCTTGTTGAACTTTCCGTAGAGTGCATCGATACGCTTCCACAACTCCGGTAGAGATCCACCACGCTGATCATTGTTGCGCTTCCACTCTGCAAATGCAATAGTAATGTCGATCTTCGTGACGCGATCACCATCCTCGCCCGTCGATCCATCCTCAACTGCATGAATCTTCTCACGGAGGAACTTGGCAATCATGTCATTGTCCTCCTTGTACTCCGACGTATATGCCATGACCTTCTCGGGCGGCACGATCTTGCGAAACCCCTTGCCCTCCGTGTACAGATGCACGAGATACGAGACGAAGCACGTTGCCCACTCCTCCGACACAGTCTTCTGCACAAAGGTCTCATCGATCGGTTTCTCATTCGGCAACTTGGGGTCTGTAACAAACTTTGACGGATAGTCGACAACAACCAGACGGCGCCACGTACCTCCGTCCTGCGTATTGACCTTGGGTTTCTCGTTACACGCGAGGTTGAACCGTGCCTGAAGATCAAAGTCAATCATCTGCTTGGACCCCGCATACAAATCGCGGCAAGTGATCTTCTCAGACGATGCCAACTCCTTCATCAGACCGGTATTGATCGGTGCCGCCTCGTCGGGTTCCTGCATGGTCACGAAACGACGCCCCTTCAGACGCACAAGTTCCGGTGCCGCGGCAGACGACTTGTTGCGTCCCTGTGTCAAGAGCGAGATGGGTGCCTTGCACGCATAATCACCCATTGCCGTGGTCATGAGATTGACGAGCATGGACTTGCCGTTCGAACCCGACCCGGTCAGAATGTGAAACTTTTGCGCCTCGTTCACGCCGTTCAAGCACGTTGCCAGGTAGGACAGAAAGTACGTGCGCACATCGTGTTCGGGCATGACATCGTGCAAGAATCGATTCAGCTCGTCCCAGCAGGCGTGCTGATAATACGACATCTCTGCATCATATTCAAGATTCGTACAGAAGGAGATGTAATCCTCTGCACGACCCGAGCGAAACGTATACGATGCCGTATCAAAGACTCCATTACGAAACGCAATCAGGTTCTTGTTCTCATCCAACTTGGTGGCAAAGTCCTCGTCGAGAAATACGAGACGTGCCATCTTCATGACATTCTCCGTAAACTTGACCGTCTTCAACTTGTTGATCAGTGCAGTATAGGACGACTCCAACTTCTCATCTTTGCACGTATCGCACGCACAATTTGGATTCAACTTCTTGTCTGTCGCACACGTCCCGCTGTTAATCAGACGCTGTGACACCACCTGCTTTGCCTTGCGGTACTCCTTGACCACATCGTTGGACAGACGGACTTGCAGACCCACACCCTTGTCTGTCTCTTTCCAGGTGTGTCCGACAAAGCGATACCACGAAGAGACACTGAATCGCGCACACTTGAACTCGTCGCGATACAGGGAATAGACAACCAGGGCAACGTCGTGCTCGGTCTGGGAGAGTGCAGACTCTTCGATCACACGATTGACATTGCCACTCTCAATCTCGACATACTTGTCAGGATTATCGAGACGAGACCACGCACGCAAACTGTTCTCGCCGAGACGAGCACCCTCATTACGAAACCCGATCGAGTCCCACTTTGCCTGTGCCTCGCGGGCATTGTAGTTCTCTGCATTCTGTGCGGAAAACTCGAGAAAGGTATCGTTGAGATCGGTATGGATATTCTTGAGACAAATTGCCACATCCATCCACTCCTTGTACGAGGTGTAGCGGACCGATGCAAGATTAAAGACGTGATTTCCATAGTACTTGAGAAGTGCCTCTGACAAGGGTTGCTGATAAATCGGCGTCGGCGATGATCCACGCGACCCCGGATCCGCTCGCACTGCCGGGCGTCCACGTGCAGGCGTGATTGCCCTACCGCCTGAAATGCGCACAGTCTCTTCACTCTTCTTGAGACTCTCCTTTGCAACCTCGGTCATGAGCGTCTCTTCTGACGCAGACGATCGGATCGAAAACTTGGACACCAACTCGGGCGTAACATGGACCGGCACATCCTCGTCGATGCTCACCTCATCGTCTTGGGGATCCCAGTCAACAATATACTTGAACTCATACGGATATCCACCATCCTTCTTGGATCCAAGAATCATCCAGTTGCTTGTATGCGTCAGCGGCGCAGGGTCGTAGACTGCGCGCCACTCCTCCTTCAGATTCAAATCCGGAAAGAAAGTCTCCATGCGGGGCACGAGTGTACGCCTCACCGCCTCCTCGACAAACCGGTTTGTCTTGAGTGTCGGAATCAGCAAGTGAATACCGGACTTGGATCGATCGCCCTTGGTCTCGTACACGGGATACGACTTTTCCATGACAAACACTTCGACATTGCCCGGGATCTCGAGGTACTTCTTGACTTCTGCCATGTACGCCTTGATGAAAGACACTGTCTGCTCCTGGGTGTGCTTGTGCTCCTCGACAACACCCGCGTAGATAAAGTCGAGATCTACACGGAGTGCACCAATACGTGTACCCTTTTCGGTAAGGGACAATTGACCGTGCTGACGCAAGTGGTCGCAGTAGAGTCGATAAAACTCTGGCAACTCGTCGGACTCAATTTGGTAAGACCCGAACGGAGAGCACATGAAGTTGTGGGTGTCCTGCCCGCTTCCCTTTTCTGCACGGCGTCCGGTCTTCTTCTTGCCGCTGTCGCTGTCTCGTCCAGACCCATTCAGGAATTCCATAAACTTGGATGCAGTCGACATGATTATTGTCTCGATTCCTTTTGGCGACACCGTCCGTTTTTAACGCACGAAATCAGATTTTGAGTTGTAAAACGAATGCTAAATGTTTCAGACCAAGAACACAAGCAAGATGAAGTTCTGTACGCTATGTGGAAGTTTCTTGTACGACATGGTGGAGAAGGATGCGCAAATGGTCTTGAAGTGCCGCGACCCTGCATGTACATACGAAGAGGCAGTGACCAAGGAGAATCCGATTGTGTACGACCACACTTTTACTCAAGATACATCGATTCAACTGTCGATCAATAAGAATCTCAAGTACGATTCTCGCCTTCCATCCTTCGATACAATGAGTTGTTTTAATGATCGGTGTACCACACGCGTACCAGGACAAAAATCTCAAATTGTCGGCGTGAAGTTAGATGCCGTAAATGTGGTGTGGATGTACCAATGCAAGGTATGTGACACCCAGTGGAAGCAGAATGCAAAGGGTGCAAAGACTGCTTAAGCAGTGGTGATATACATCTGGATAGACCGGTGTCCGACAGACCATAGAGCAGGCGGATTGTTCTTGGACCACTTGAGAAACTCAGGTCCAATCAGTCTGCTCCGTAGTTGATCCGGTTCAAGAGAGTCTGCCCTGAACTCTAGGACAGTCTCGCAAAAGGCACTTGCAGTCTCGAATGTGGTGCAGGGTTTGACAGTTGTGTACTCGACATCCGCATACTTTGCCGTGTAGAGAACCATGATGATGCTCATTTTTCTTTGATGTCGTTATGTTTCGAAATCCGGATTTCGTTTTAGAGGCGCTGGTAGGTCAAGAGACCGTACGCCCGAGGGTGGTTGACGTAATTCGTGGGCATAGGGCGGACACGACCCAATACACTGTTAATAAGCAGTAGGGTCGATCCGTTCGGGTTCACACGCGCACCAATCTCCGACGCAAGAGTCTTTGCATTCAAGATGGAGACGCGCGAATACGGTTGCGCAGTCGTCTGGATCGGAATGGGTGTGCGAGATGCATAGGCAAGATTTGCTGCCTGGTTCTTAATGTACTCTGTATACGACGATGCGGGGATTGTCGGCATTTGTGTTAATGGTATACTTTAGTTGTCGTTGTCTTTGTCGTTGCCTGCGCAATGACAGTAACGGGTGCCACAACCTTGGCAGCAGTCGCACTTGCCTTTGTGATGGACGCAACAACCGACACCTTTGAAGGCGCAGAGGATGACTTGACGACTTTCGGTGCAGCAGACTCTGCAGGGAACGCCTGTGCATTCATGCGTGTGAAGGACGTGAAATCAGACGCCGACGGGTTGAGGACTGGCATTGTTAAAAACGAAGGAAAGAAGTTCAGCGATGAAGAATAAGTATGGACCTCCACCCCGAAGTGAAACCGATCTTTCGTAACGATATTCTTGAGTCGCGCTCCGTGCCTCGCATCACCACTCCATACTTTACAAAGTACGAGTATGTGACCCTTCTTGCTGCACGTGCTCAGCAGATTGCCGACGGTTCGAAACCACTGGTGAGTCTAGATGGACTCCGTACAAGTGCTCCGAATTTCCTTGATCTCGTTGTGAAGCGTGAAATTGAGCAGAGGAAGTTGCCGTATATTATCCGTCGCCGACTGCCCAACGGTGTCTCCGAATATTGGAACGTACAAGAGTTAGAGTTGACGTGGTAATTAAACCGGACACGTGCACTGATGCGACACCGGGTCCCATACGCCACTGTTTTCAGCACATGCCGCCCGACCCGCTGCAGCAACTGCGTCTGCAGGAGGATTGCAAATTCCTTCACGAGGACGCCAAAAGGTAACGACAATGGCAAGGAGTACGAGTGCGAGAATATATCCCTTTTTCATTGTTAGTACTCTATATTTTAAGGTGCAAGCGCCTGGTTACACAATCCACGCGGCGCACGAGTTCCATCAGGACATGTCGACATGGGAGTGTCTGACGCAAGTCCAAACGGAGGCAACTTTACATAGTCATTGATATCTGGCACAAAGCGTTCCTGTGTACACGACCGTAAAACCATACTTGCAAGAACAACCCCCACGATAAGTGCGACGAGAGCAAATGTCTTCATTATACTTGAGGACCTGACAATTTCTCAAGGTCGGTCGCAGACGGCGGAAATAAGAGAAGAACCGGTTTGGTCATGGGTGGTGCGAGGATTGTCGGAGGGGCATGGAGAACGGTCTTCATTGCCATGTCAATATCAATGCTTCCCGGTTGGAAACGCGTGACATCTTCCGATAGTGTCGACGTCATTCCACTTGTTTGCACACCAATTACGGCAGCAAACAAAATGAGAGCAAGGATAACTAACGGAATCACGACCCACTGAGGTTGATGACGCTTCATTGCTTTTTGGGATAGAAACGAAAACAGAACGTCGTAAACAAGTATAAGAACATACAATGGAGTTTCCACCTCCGATGCGATGCTACACGTGCAACATGCCTCTTGCTGGAAAGTGGTTCACGTTCCTCGAGTTGGTCAAGAAGAACCGTAAGGAGGACGGTCGTCCAGAGAAGGGAGATCTACTGTACCTGACAAACAAGACAGATATTGCAGCAGAAGGTCGGGCAATGAATGAGTTAGGACTTGTGCGCGAGTGTTGTCGAATCAAGATGTTTACCCACGCAGGGGTATAATCTCGTGTCAATACAAGAATGTCTTGCAGCGAATACCTTGGACGCCACAAGCAACGTATGACTCAGATCTTAGATGTTCGCCCTCACCGCGACGCGGGTCATCAAACCGAAATTGTTCGTCGTCTTGCCGCCTCGGGGAATTTCGAGACTGCAGTTGTGCCGCCTGCGTGCACGACAACCTTAAACATGACGGCAGTGATCCCGGCATCTCAATTTTATTCGGGCGGCGGTCATCATGTCCGTGACGCTCAGCAGCGCACAGAGTATGTGGGCGGACAAGCAGTGGCAAAGTCTTCGAGTGCACGAAATGCCAAGGTTGGACCGCAATTGATCCGCGAAGTCTGTATGACGAGATCAACGTTGCCCGAGATCAACGACAAACTTGCCGCAGATGCGAACCTGAGTCGTATTCAAGCAGAGAAGAATGCCCGTGCGCGTGGATACACTACATGCTGTGAGACGTGCAAGAAAGTCGTCTTTGCCGGTGCGTGTGCGTGTGCAAGCGTATCCGGTCCTGGGTTTAAGAACACTTACATACGTCCTCGTGTTGTAGAGTAATGCTCATTGTCTACATGTACAGGACAGCACGTCCACCGGATTCAATTGATGTCTCCACCGAACCTCTGGAAACACTGGTCGATGCAGTGTGCTCTATTTTTTCCCATCATAAGACGGCAGTGATCTGGTTTGGATATCTTGAAGGATGGATGTTAAGTGCGACAGAAGAAGTCCGCTTACGAAAAGTGATTCGGAAGTTCGAGTGTCATGTCATTTCCTGCCATCCTTTATCTTTTTCACAAGCGTGGAAGAATGAAATATCAGATGTGTATTTGCGTCCCCCCTAAAACGAAATGCCAGACATGCAGATAGAGTTTTCTTTAAATGGATCCAGCAACACTGACCACAATGGTGATTCTGTACACGCTGGACGTCAAGATTGACACGCTCAAAATTCTCGAACTGCTTCCGCTCACAGATGACCTTATCAAGATTGAGAAGCAGGGTGCACCTATGCGTGGATCCAGCAAGAAGAACCTTGTGAAGCGCAGGATCAAGGAGACACCTGTTGCGCCCAAGCGGACCACTGGATTTGGTCATAATTCAATTACACTCGTCGTACTCAACGATGGAGATGGCGAACTTCCTCGGAAAGAGATCACGGTCAAGATCTTTCAAAATGGTGTGTTTCACATTACAGGTGTTCTAGACGAGCGATATGACCGATCCGTCATGAACTTCTTGCAAACACATATTTCTACAAACTGTACAGAGTGTATTGTCTCGGGAACCTGGGAACTCAAGCAGCGGCGCGTTGTTCTCATGAACTACAAGACTCGTCTACGAAAGGTGTCAAATCTTTCTCGAGAGACTCTCTACTCATACTTGCGCTCCAAGGGAATTCGCACGGAATATGAACCATCCGTCTACCCCGCGGTAAAGATCTACTTTGCCGAGACTCGATGGATCGCAAAGGTCTTTCGAACTGGAAACATTATCCTTACCGGAATGACCTCAAAGGAGGAGTGTACGCATCTTATGACCGCGTTAAACCCACTTATAGAATCTATCCCGTCTGAATACAATGCAGCAGCAATCCGCGCGTGAATTAACACCTCAAGAAATTGCCGACGGGGTTCGGGGAATCAACGATAAGCAACTCACGGCAACGGAAATCCAAGCGCTTGTTCGTTCAATGGATGACAGCAAGAAGATGTGGCGCCACCTGCCCCGCGATGCGTACATTACAAAACTCCGTGAGGAAAACAGTGTGCTGTACTTTAACTACCCGAGTCTTTGGAACATGCATTCCGAGGACCGGTTAGATACAACTTTTTTCGATATGCTCACACTGAAGCGACGCATTGAAAAGGGCGAGATGACCGCCGAACAGGCAACTGCGATCATGGGCAAGAAGTTGTTCGACACCTATGTTCCTCAATCAGAAACCCCGAACAAGAAACCTGCCCTCAAGTACGAGGACTTTTACAAACAGATGTAAATGCGTTTGCATTCACATATGGAAGTTGCCCCATGGTGGAATCGAACCACCGACCTATCGCTTGCTTGAGGAGGACACCTCCGACGTACAAAGCGAGTGCTCTAACCCCTGAGCTAAAAGGGCGAGGGGGGAGTTAACCCCCCGGAAATACACGGAATGGGATTCGAACCCATGAGACTTGCGTCAACAGATCTTGAGACTGTCACCTTCACCACTCGGTCATCCGTGTAAAAAAGGTTGATTTCAGATTTGGATACGAACTGTGGGGGTCGAACCCACGCGACTTGCGTCAACAGATCTTAAGCCTGTCTCCTTAACCACTCGGACAAGTTCGTACAGGGATGGGAATTCCATCTCGATCTAATTTGACCTTTGTTCCATCCGATTGGATGCCATAGATAAACCATCCATAATTCACGAGCATGCCCTTAAACTGGTAGACAGTTAAGACGTCATGAAGGACTTCTGCGAAGGTCTTGTACCCTCCGTATATGGTCCACTTTGTTTGATCCATCTCGTCCATTTCCTGATAGACTGTGCAAAATGATTCAAAGGGTTGCATTGGAAATAAGATGTAGACTGTGTGAAAGTACCGCATGAGGGGATTGAACCCTCGACTATCGGATTAAAAGGCCGATGCTCTACCACCTGAGCTAATGCGGTAAATAATCGTGGCAGGAATTGAACCTGCGACCAAGGGCGCATAAGACCCCTGCTCTACCACTGAGCTACACGATCAAAAAAGTTGAGATGGGGGTTGGTTACATCTAGCGGGAATCGGACCCGCGCAGTCAGATTGGAAATCTGATAGTCTACCACTAACTTATAGATGTTGGTAGCGGTACCCGGAATCGAACCAGGGTTTCCGGAGTCAAAGGCCGACGTGCTAACCACTGCACCATACCGCTTGGATTTCCGTACCGGGAGTCGAACCCGGGTCAAGGTTGTGAAAGAACCCTATCCTGAACCGCTAGACTATACGGAAGTTGAGGGGGATTTCCCTACTCCTTACACACCTGTTTTGTGTAAGCGACTTCACATCGAAAGAAGGGGCGGGTCAGACGTATACGGCGAGGCAAGGGTTGTTTTCTTTTGCTCGAATCCTTCATTGGGTTTTCTCTTGGCAACACCCGTTGCCAGAATGACAAATCCGGCAGTCAAAATGATCGACGTGACAATGTCCCGCGTTCCCACGAAACACACGGCAAACACAGCAATACGACGCAACACAATGTTACGCGTATGTTCTGCTTCGCTCGTACTGAATTCGTCAACCAAATGGCGGGACCCGAGATTCAACAGAATCATCATAATCCCCAAAAACAATTTATTGGTATTGACTTGGTTGATTAGTTTCTTCATCTTGTTTTGAGGGGGCGATTTTTTGTCACCTCATGAAACAATGCTTGACTATGCGTCGTTGGAGGATGCCCACGGGACTGGGTTTAAGCAAAATGCCCCCATGCAAATGTCGGAGGTTGTCAAGACAACAGTCCCTACCCTCCCCCTCGATTCCCGCGCAGATGTGATTCCGCCAACCGTGGCAAAGAGCGGTGGGTCCGGCGTGGACCGTGGAGACCGGGGAGACCGTGGCGACCGCATGGGAGACGATAAGTTAAATAAGATCCTGCGATTGGTCGAGCAGAACAAGACGGGATATGAGAGTGCGTCGAGTCAAGATATGCTCTTGTACATCTTGACTGGAGTGGTCTTTCTGTTTACATTCGATACCTTTGTCACGCTAGGCAAAGGCATGCATTAAAGACGCGTCTCGAACGATGAAAAGTCGTCAAAGACGTTATCGAGATACTCGATTTCAAATGTAAAGGAATTCTCAGATGTACCAAAGATGATCGGTGCATTCAAAGGTGTCGTCGACCCAAGGGCACCTACATGGCGACGCAGCGTTACGTGAAACCGATCCAACCGTCCAATTGGCGGCGTAAAGCGAGTGATTTGCTCATCGAACGAGGAGTCATTAAAGAACAACGTATTCGTTGTCTTTGCAAGTGCAGTGTTTGTATACACTGGAAACTTGGCAAGCGCACTATCGACATACCCCGACCGGTCAGCACCCGCCGCGGTTTCGTCAATATGATTCAACCCTTCAATGCCCATCAAAACGTAAAGGTCCGTTGCAAGAAACCCATCTGTTTGTGGTGCAGAAAGAATCGCATTCTTGATGCGCAGACTCACCACATTCTCATACACGCGAGGCAAGTACACGACATAATCACCGGGGTCAGACGTCGTGGCGCCACCAACGACCTTGACATACTTTGTCGTATCGCGATCCCGAGAATCGATCGTAATACTCTTTGTTACCTTTTTAAGCGATCGAGTGGGTTGCGTCTTGCGCACAAGCGTTCCGTTATGGTCAAAGTTCATTACTCCTAAGACGAGTAGAAAAATGATACGTTTAAACAAATGGGCGAAGGCGGAAGTCAAGAATTGTCTGCGAACATTCACTGGACAACAACCCTCGAAGAATACTTTGCGACAACAGGTGAAAAGGCAAATTGTCTCGCATGGGTCCACAAACGGTCTGAATCCATTTTCAATGGCAAGAAGACCTATCTCGATCTTCCCGTCATTATTCTGTCGGGTGTTACCGGGTTCTGTTCCGTCGGATCACCTACCCTCTTTGCCGGAAACCAGGCAATGGCGTCCACCATTATCGGTGTTGCCTCGCTTACCGTATCCATTTTGAATACAGTGGGGTCCTATTTTAACTGGGCAAAGCGGGGAGAAGGACATCGCATTTCGGCGATTCACTATGCAAAGTTGTACCGCTTCATCCTCGTCGAAATGTCTCTTCCTCGTGATGAGCGCATGTCACCCCATGACCTGCTGAAATATGTCAAGGATCAATATGACCGTCTTGCTGAAATCAGTCCGCTTGTCCCTGATTCTGTTGTCGCCGAATTCAAGAGCAAGTTTGAAAAGTATACAGATGTTGCCAAACCTGAAGAAGCAAATGGGTTGAACAAGATTGAGATCTTCATTCCTAACCCTCGCGACGAAGAGCGATTGATCCCCATCTCCCCTGCAGGTCGTCGCCCCTCTGAACTTGTTCTTCCGACATCCGCCGCGGCACTCAAGATTCGCGTGGACTCAAAACCCAAAAACGAAACTAAACCCTGAAAAATATAAGGAAGAGTGCCAAGATGTCCGTCCTCGAAATCTACGCTGCTCGCGCGCTTCCCCGCCAACCCATCCAAGTCATCCTCGACATTCTGGAGACGAGTCTCAAGTCCAAGACCGTGTATCGCCGCCCCATCCTCCACGCACCGCCTCGCAGTGCAATCAATGCAAACTGGCGCACTAACGTGATCGTCGAGGTTGCCCGCAAGGTCCGCGAGAAGGACGATCCGGACTATGACGAGATCAATGCATCCATCAACAAGGTCTCCAAGCAGAACTATGCAAAGATTTTAGAGTCCATTCTCGGAAAGTTGACGACGCGTGATGCCATGTTTCGTCTGCGCGTAACAACACTTCTCTTTGACCGCGGCATTCGCCAGAACTGCTATGCGTCCATCCTTGCCGACGCCTACCGCGACATTTCCAAGCACAATCCGGACGCCCTCCAGGATCTTGCCACACAGATCGGGATGTTTGACACGCTCTACGACATGAGCAAGGTGGTGCTTGTCCCGCCCTCGTCCGACCCGACCTTCAACGATGCCATCATTGCCTGGACAAAGCAGAAGGAAACCAAGCGAGGGTTTGCCGTCTACACATCCGAGTTGTTCACGCGCGGTCTTCTTGCCGAGGGCATCATGCAGTCCATGGTGTCTCAGGTCGGCGATGACTTGAAGGAAAGCGCACGACTTTCCAAGACGCCGCAAGGAGAGGAACACGTCGACCATTTGGTACGATTCCTCTTTGCGATTGCGCCCAAGGTTGCATTTGTCCGACCACTGGTTGCCGATGTTATCAAGATCCCGAGGGGAGAGACGCCGTGTCTCTGCATGAAGTCCCGCTTCAAGCTCGAGGATTGTCTCAAGGTATAACTAATGAGCGTTCCGCCTGATCACGAACTCGTGATCGTCTGCCACTGCAGACCGTGCAGACGTCCAAAAGGATACGTTCCAGAATATGACAATGAGGGGGACAGTCTGCTTGATCTTGTGCAGGATACAGAGGACCAGAATGCGATTCGTACACTTAGTGATGAAACACACTTCGTGGACCTGAGTTGTCCCGACGCCTCCATGACACGAAACAAATGGTCGGATGTTCCGGATGGCACAATTCAAATCGTATATGGAATGGCATGTCCCGTGTATCCAGCACTCGATGGAGGACTCAAGATGGATCCGCGTGGCGCAATTGAAACCTTGAAAGAAATTCTTGACAACTCCTACCGGAAACTGAAACCAGAAGGCATAGTGATATTCCCTGCATTCTATTCGGTATTGAACACGTTAGACAAATACAAGCCAGGTCCGCAGTGGAAGATGGTTCTTTCACAGAATTTTTCATTCCGGGTAGTGAAATCGAACAGTCATCCCGAACCTAGTAACGGGGTCGTTATCTTTATAAAGGTAGCGCCGGCAGGTGGACGGCGGCGCACCCGGAAGACTCGTAGACGACTCAAGCGCGCCGCAAAGTAGACCGACGTCTACGAGTTCTTTTTACCTTTTTTGTTCTGCGTCGTGCCTTGCCGAATTGTCCTGCAGTCTTTTCATACCCGCGATTCGGTTGACCATATGCAGCTTTCGGGGTCGCGTCTGCAAGTACTTGATCCACAACCTGTTCAAGATCAATGTCGGGGGCAGCAGGCGGTGGCGCACCTGCAGCATACTCTGGGGACGGAAATGTCGAGGGTGCGACTGCAGGCGGTGCATACTTGTGTTCGAATTTCGACCCTCTTGCAAATCCACGAATTGCCGGATTTCTTGACAGTGCTTGAAGAACACCGTTACGAAGTGTCTCGGACGTCAATTGTCTTTGAAACGCTTCATGTAGTTCTTTTTCAAATCTTGGACGTTTTTCCGCCAACCCCGGGTAGTCTTGGGGTATATTTCGAAATATAGAGAGTATCATGTTCTCAAGCATAGGCGATTGGTTCCACGCGGGATCATGGTCCTTTTTCGGACGCATTGCAATGTCGACGACCCTCGCTGCATAGGAATTGTCCACGTCGGAAATCAATCTCCTTAGTTCGGGGTCAAGGTCCGGATCCGCACGGATTTGATTTCTCAAGTATACCATCATGCCGTCTGCGACTTGCTCATACAGATAATTTTGCAGTGACTCCGCAGGAGCTGCTGCTGCCATTCTTATTCTAGGACTCAGACAATCGCGCAAGAACTCGGGGCGGGTTCAGGCACGGGTTTCGGGGGTGGGTTCACACCTGTCGGCAAGGGTTGGTTCCGTAACGCGCGTCTCGTGGAATCGGCAGAGTCGAGCGAATAGACACCACGCGCAACAGCGGCGTCGGACGAGTCGGGTCCCTCCCAGGTCACTGACGTCGCGTCATACTTTGCCTGCGTCAAGGAGTCGCGGGGTTTGAATTCCTTGAAACCGGTTTCTTGCGTTGTCGTACCCGGAATCCACGCTTGAATGGGTTGGCAACTGTCAATACTCGCGACATACGCGCGATACTGCGGCAATGTCGAGAATGTCTTTGACTGTCCATCTACAGTGCGTCCAACCCACGATCCATCTTCTGCTTGATTGAGCGACGCGATGCATGCCATTTTCTAGTTACGTAGATAAAGATGCCTGCAACCGTCACGCTCTTTTGGATGGATGGATGCGGGGCATGCAAACGCAATATGACGGCATGGAAGCAGTTCAAGAAACAGTATAATGGCAAGACGCATGAAATTGAATCGAAACATGTAAAGGACTCTGATCATATCTCCGGATTCCCGACCATGCGCATTGAAGGCGGTACAAGCATCACGGGTGCGCGCAACTCTGGAAAGGAAATTGCCGATGCATTAGGTCTCAAATTAAATGGCGGACACCGAACTCGTCGGCAGCGTGCCCGTAGGTTGACTCGTCGCGTATAACTGCGAATCACTTAATTGCAACTCCTTCTCACGTTGCTGCGTTCCCTTTGCCACGGCATATGACTCACTTCCCAATTTATCAGACTTGGCATTCTTTCCAAGAAACTTAAGAAGTCCCGCATGATCATCTTCGACGACACTCCAGAAATTGCGTTGCGCCTGCACCATATCAAACACATCGGTCGTGTCCATGTAGATATTCGATGTCTTTGAAAACGCCTTGTTCACCTTGTCACGAACAGACCTGTCGGTAATGTCTGCCGCAGGCGGGCGGTTCGGATTGTCCATAATGTCCGGCAATGTCGCATTCATAAACGGATTGTCAGGTGTTGGCAGACTTGTCTCACCTGTCTTGTTCGAACTCACAAAGGGCGATCCGCGAAATGCCTCCGTGACTGCCATTTCCTTTGCCTTTGGAAACCAAATATGAAGTGCAAGTGTGACCAGCAAGATGGTGGGCACGTATAAAAAGTACCGGGCATCCATCGAGCACAAAAACAAGAGAACGGATAAATACATGACAAACCGCACAACTGCATTCAAAGACTGGTCGACACTCATACTTGCCGTCGGTACGAATTGGTACCATTTCGGTCCAATTAAACTAGACGGATCCGTGTACCAGAATGCTTCAGTCATCTCTTACTCTCACTTGCGACCTTTTTCGCGCTGTTTCCGTTGCAAACGGGCCAGCATTCGAGCACGACGCGCCTCTGGTGAGTTCGAAACGAGGTCGCGACCCGAGGTTCCTGTCGTATTTCCTCCTGCGCCGACAACCATTTCATTCAAGTACTTTCCAAACGAAGACTGAAACTTTGCCCGAAGCATCTCAATCTCACGAACCAGTTCTGCCTGGTTGATGCGCCCAGATTTCACGCGCTCTTCTAACAGAACCTGGGCACGCTTGATAATTGTCTGCACCAACTCCGACTGCTCGGGGTTCTGGATCGATCGCAGCAGATCGTCGGGGTCATCAAAATTGATTCCAAGATCGTCCAACTGTATACTCGTGACCAAGTCGCCTACAATTGTTGCGAGACGTGTATTCATGATAAGTTCAAAGAGTTCATTGATCGACGACTCAGTCTCGTCCTTGCCAAGGATCTCCATAATCTCATTCTTTGCCGCTCCGCCCGGAAGCATACGCTGAAGCGCTTCCATGATCTTGCTAATCTTGTCCTTGGGGTCTCCCTGCATGAACGAATAGACGAGCACCAAATGCAACTTCTGCCACGCCTCGTCGCTCGACGTCCATACATCTTGAATGTTGACACCCGGCAGAATCTGCACTGCATCGGGACCCTTAAAAAGACCATTGTCCTTTTGCACGACCTTTAGGGCATGCGGAAGAAGAACGTTCTGAATGTGAGTATAGAGTTCATCCGATGGACGAGGGAACTTTAGACTCGAATGATCTGCTTTCAAATAATTGATAAACGTTGCGAGTTTCTCCATTGTACTTATGAAACACTTCTATTTCCTGCACGTGACGCATATACATCAATCTGCTGTTGCGTCAAGCATACACATCCCCGATCAGATGAAAAGGGACTCGGGCAACAATCTGGTCCAACCCGATTTTTATCAAACATTGTTAATTTGGGATCAGGCGTCATGTCATACGGCGCTAAGGGAACCGGTTTCGACTGATTGGCAAGATGAGAACTTGAGTTCACTCCCTGGATTGCCGATCCAGATCCTGCCTGCATATCGACCGGCGCACCCGTATCCAATTGCATGAACGTTTCCTTGGTTGAGACCTCATCTCCAACCTTGAGTGGTGTTGCGGACATGTACCGCAAAAAGAGTCCGGCAAGGAGCGCTGCAAAGAAAAACCCAAACACGACTGAAGTCCGCTTCATTGTTAAGACGTCTGAGAAAAAAACGAAACACAGATTTTCATTCTATTTCGACTCATCTAAAATGGACTACAGTATTCTATCTCTTCCCGAACTCAAGGTGATTGCCAAGACCCGTCGTATCAAGCACTACTATATCTTAAAGAAGCAGGTCCTCATTGACCTCATTCGACTTGCCGAACTTCCCCAGGCGTACATCTTGGAGAAGAGAACCGTGAAGAGTCTTCGAGAGCAGGCAAAGGCGCAAGGAATTGTACGGTACTCAAAGATGTCCAGGCATACGCTGATTACGAGACTATTTCCTCAGAACGTCGGCGATACTACTTCGGACGAGAATGAGAAGAATCAGGGCAAGGCAAACGAACATGACAATCCAGAGAAGGACGACGCCGATCACGTACGGGTAGACAATGTGAAAGATGCGGTGTAGAATAGGTGTTAGAATATGGATTTCGATTCCCTTCTGCACAAGAGGCGATTGAATCTCGTCGAGTATGTCTTGAAACAACTTCTTCATGGTGAAATTTGTCTGTTGATCATAATAAAGAAACGATGAAAGTCTCGCAGCAAAAGATGATTCGCCTCGGTATGGTTTTAGTCGGAGTTGTTGTTGTGTACGGGTTTTTCTCTTCGTACTCCGGGATGAAGAGTGCAGTTGTAGACCGTGCCGAGGAGTTGGGTGGTTCCGGGCAGGCGGCGCCGGCCTCGGATACTGGACCCTACCAACCCTCCGAAGATACAAAGAGTCTTGGGGGCAACGCTGTCTCGGTCTCCAACATGCAGGGTCGCACACCCTCGTCCACGCAAACGTACACGGCATCGACGCTGTCGGCGGATGAGATGCTTCCCAAGGGCGGCATGGGCGCGAGTTTCGGTGCAGTGAACCCTTCTAGTGCCAGCGACCTTGAGGGACAAAACTTTTTGCAGGCGGGATACCAGTCGGTGACAAACGTGATTGGCATTGCCCAGACAAACCGGAATGCCAGTTATGACATCCGCTCGGAGACGCCGAACCCGCAAATCAAGGTGGGTCCGTTCCTGAACACGACAATTGATCCGGATCCTTTCAAGTCTACCCGTGCCTTGGAAGGACTGGCGAGTTAATCTCGTGACAAACAACAATGTTCCCTGCAACAATTGTGTTGAGTGCACTCACTGCATATTCCTATCTATCGTCACCAACAAATACGATTTTAGTAAAGGGATCTGATGGAAATAGTTATCAAATGCAGAATCTCCCCGACAAGGACGCTGCCGTCGAAAGTATGGTTGCAATCCGAAAGCGTATTGAAGCATTGAAGGAATACTATAGTACGACACCTGCTCTTGCCGCTGATCCACCGGTTGCGCGTTTTTTGTCTCGGTACCAACCTGAAAGTTTCGTTGAGAACGATATCAAGTCAAGTGACACATCGTACTCTGAGAACAAGGGACAACGCATTGTCATTTGTTTACGAGACAAGACCAGTGCTCCCTATCCTTTAATCGATATCAATACCATCATGTTCGTGATGCTCCACGAAATGTCCCACCTCATGACAGAGACAATCGGACACACTCCAGAATTCTGGGCAAACTTTAAGCGTGCTTTAGGAGACGCGATCAAAATCGGAATCTATACCCAGACGAACTATGCGCAAAGTCCAGTCAATTATTGCGGTATGAAAATTACGGATTCGCCGCTCTAGAAAAACCTAACCCAAACAACAATGTTGACGATACCCGTTGCCGGACGACCCAGTGTGTCGTTCTATAAGGACGATACAATCGAAAACGTGCGACAGCATATTTCGATTGCGATGGACTCTCACCCAGACCGCCTTTTTATTGAAGTCAAACTTGAACTCCCTGCAGACTATTACGAAAACACCCGCAACTGGGAAGCGCTTTTCTTGCGCATGTCGTTAGACGGAAAGACACTCGATCCAGTTTTAGGGAAGACCTATGGACTTCACATTCGGGAAATACCGCTCGAAGACTTTGGATCCATTACACGTGAAGAGTGGATGTCTCGTCCAACCCGACTTGCGCCTGTTTTCAAATCAGAAACGGATATTCTAGAATGGTGTATCCTTGGCGTGCCCCGATCTAGATCCATGGTACTCCCCATCCCACCGGTGGACGTTGATGTCTCGCCGACTCAGATCCCGGTCTTGTTACTGCAGAGTCTGTTTGAAACGATTCATAAGGAACCTGTCGTTGAATTCAGGGCAATGGAGCGGTCTCCAGATGCGACGCAAGGTGTGACGCGTGTGTATTTTCCCTTCTTCAACAAGACGACTCCAGATCGACTAGGTCCATCGATTCTTCGGTCCTTGAAGGATACACATGAACAACTAGGCAAGGTTCTTGCGTTAAATGCGCCTGAAGGACGGGTCTCTATTTTGCGGGCAAAGTGGTATGTCCCATTCACCGAGACATCGTTTACGACTCCACGAAACCGGTTTGAGCAGATGTTCTACGGTCTCACTGTCTCTGAAAAGACTCCGTACATTGGGTACTTTACATCCAAACAGGAGTTGATGCGACACAAATGGTATGTTGAAAACCCCAAGAACAAGAAACCTGCCAATCTTGCAAATTGGCGATCCTGGACAACCTCTACACTCCCCAACCGCAAGTTGCCGACCTTATTGCTCTATCGCGGAACAGACCGTACATCCTTTGATCGAATTGCCATTACTCCAAAAGACATTACCTTCACGGTCTATCGATCGAAATCAAATTCGAAAAGTCTCGAAGACTTGAAAACAGATATTGCCCTCTGGTTTTCTACACTCGACTCCATCATGCCCTTTATACACAGATCAGATCTCAAATCACCTGAATGGGAACTTCAAGATATCTCACTTCTCGCCCGCTACACTACAGATATATCCGATCTTGATATGCGCAGATTTCCTTGTTTGACATCAATATTCCGGGCAAAGGATAGTGTGTTCCAGTTGCTGCGCGCAGAGCACACAAGCGACATCTTAACTCCATTTGAATTGCGCGCCCTCCGGATCGTAAGTGGTCCTCCACTCGGTACGTATCAGGATTTAATGGAAGAGATGCAAATTAGTGAAGACGAAGCGAAGGGTCTTATACAAAAGTTCGTGGGTCTTGGAGATGAAATTGATATTGAACGCGTAATGAGAAACTATCCTACTTTTAAGTTTTATACGAATGATATTCTGATCACATCTGTTACGAATGAAGCGACTGCGACCCGATATGCAGATATCCTCCGATATGTCTTGACAACACACGAGGCAATTGATGATGTATGTCCTCGTCGAGTAGAAGCAGTGCCTGCAAGTGCAGCAGTCGTTAAGAGTGTGGTCGAAGAGGCGCCTGAAGATGATGAGTTTGCGGATGCGTTTGCAGATGTGGATTTGGGGGACGTGGAACCGGAGGGATCAAATGCAGCGTTTGCCGGAAGTCCCGCTGGAGAACCAAAGAAAAAGAAGGTGGAATCCAAGGCAAAGACGACATACAATTATTTCAACAAGAGATTGCAAGACTTTGATCCAGAAACATTCGATACGACAATCTATCCTTCAAGTTGCGACAAGACAAAACAGGTGGTTGTCTTGACACCTGAAGACGAGAAACGTATCCCGCCCGAGTTCAATCCGCGAACACAAGACGCGATTCTTGCACTTGAAAATCCATCGGGTATTGCATTTTGCCCGGAGTATTGGTGCATGCGCGACCTCATTCCACTTCGGAAAGATCAGTTGAAATTAGTGGATGGACACTTGAGTTGCCCGGTGTGTGGTGGGAAGGTTCGCTCTGAAAAGAATGAAGATGTGAATGAGTTCAGTGTGATCCAGCGGAAAGACGCAAAGTTTCCGGCATACATGACAACTGTGAAATCAGGTCGAAATGGTCGACGGATGCCATGTTGCTACACAAAGGCACGCGATCAGGAGCAAGGTGAACTTGTCCCAAAGGGCGACGAAGCATATGTCTTAAGTTCACCTGGACTTCCGAAGTTTCGAATTGGATATGTAGCAGTTGATATTGCCGGGGCATTGAAACTTGACCTGAAATATACAGAGTCGATCAAGAGAGCAGATCGATTAGAAACAGGCAAGGGGGATTTTTTTAGAGTTGGACTTGGACGACCCACAGAAACACTTCCAAAACTTCTCGGGGAAACCAAATCAATTCCGCAACCTAAAGATGCACCTGAGCAAGTTATGTTGTGTTCGTTTTATCGAACATGGAAAGATCTTGGAGAGGGGTCAACGGAATCGGACCGCATCTTAAGTGGAATTCAAAATGCATATGCGACAAATCGGATGTCGGTGTTTGACGAGATGGAATATGCAACATCAATTTTAAAATGTAGAGTCATTCAACTTCACACAACAGCACAGTCTGTATCGTGTGGATTTTGGTCGGATACACTCACTGCAGATTCGAGAACAATTGTGATGATCGATACAGATGTATTAGGGTATGTAGAACGACGTCGCAAGACTGCGGACAATTCGCTGTTCGTCTACACAATTGATGTGCAAAAGGCGCCGTTTACACCGTCAACCCGGAAAGCGCTCTTTTCTCTTCATGAGAACTCGTGCTTGACAACAAACCCGTCCATCGACACGGCAATTACCGAGTTGCGTGCGCAGGGACATACGTCATATGAATTGGTTTTAGATCCATTCAAGCGGATCCAGGCAGTTCTTGTACCGAATGTGATCGTTCTTCCGGTCCAACCGATTAAAAAGAACTTGGAACTCTTACCTGCAGATATTCGACTGACGCGGACCCGAGATGGATATCATGCGATATCCGACGCGGAACTGCCGACACGTGAGACGGCAATGGAGTTTCTCAAACATGCACGGGACCCGGGGTATGCGATTGTCGGGGATGCACATACGACAGATGGAGTGCCTGTAGAGTTTATACTCAAATGTCAATTTCGTTCCCCGTTTCGTCCAGGCAATGCAGTATCGTCCGAACCGGCAATGAATGTCATTTCGACTGTTCGTCTTCCAAATCAAGAATCGACTCTTGTGGATGGAGTTCCGAATGAAGAAGACACGACTCTTGCAAGTGAGATTTCCTATCACTCTGAAGTTTTTGACTTTTTACTCTTTTCGCTTTCAAAAGATATTTTGCGAGACGAGTACGCGACACTGCGCGACTCCATTGAAACGGGTGAACGACTTGTCCCCGAACTCGGAAAATGGTTTGATGCCGAGACACATTGGGCGCCGTCCGGATCTCCACAAGCATTTGTGAGCAAGGTCAGGGCACCCTGTGGACAATTTATGGAAAAGGATGCGTGCAATTCATCAACTCTTTGCGGGTGGCAAGGTGGATCGTGCAAGGTGACGGTCAAGTCAACACCGACGGTGGACAAGAAACTTATGGTCCGTCAAATTGCCAAGACCTTGCGCGAAAATCCTAAGCAGCGTGCACTCGTGTTAGACGACCGTTTATCTCCGTTTTTCAGTACCGTCTTGTACCTCGAGATGCCCCACGAGTTAATAACGACCGTCGTCCCCGAGTCCGCCTAGTTCCACCTGCTTTTAGACGCTCGATCTGCTTCAACTTCTTAACAATTGCCGTATAGATCGACACATCGTGGTGTCCACGAATGGTCGCACCCTTCTTGCGGGTCAAGCGCGCCTCTAACGCAGCAACCTCCTTCTCGAGTTTCTGGATCTTCTCCAGCGACCCGCCCTTTGCCGGGGATATACCCAACGCAACCTGCGACCCTACTGCACGAGACTGGTCAGGTGACGTGATCACCGCAGACTTGTTCTCGCCGAACTTCGCGGGTTCATTTACCGCAAGTGCATTGAGCGCATTCTCCTTCTGACTCAGTTCACCCTTGGGTCGAACCTTAATCGCAGAGTCCGGTACCTTGTTGCCTGCCATTGTTCTTTCCAAAACAAACAAGTTTGGGAGTCCCCAAGATTGTTTGGTTTGTTTCGTGATGGGATCGAACCATCGACCTCTTGCGTGTAAAGCAAGCGTTCTACCGACTGAACTAAGGAAACATATCATGTAAATACACCATATGCAATTAGGGCAGCGGTGATGAGCATGATGTATGCATGAGTATCTTTACTGGTTTGGGGGAGGGAGGCAAACAAGATGTAGAGATGCGTCACGACAATTAGAAAAAGTCCAATGAGGATGGGCAAGGTTTTCATTGTATACTATCAAGATTTAACGCTTACGAGTGCGCCGGGACTTGCGACGGCGCCTACGAGTACGACCCTTGCCAAATGAAGCCTTTGCCTCATTGTATCCTTTGGAACCGGGTAGCACTGTTCCATCAGGAAGCGGGCGGGGCGGGGCATAAGGGTCTGCGAACGTATCTTTATAAACGGTAGCAGCCGCCTCTGCAACTGACTTCTTTTTGGCTCTCACATCCTTGTATTTTTCCTCCATTTCTACATAAAAACGATTCAACGGATCGTAAGCGCGTGCCCTCTTTATAAGGCCTCGATCAAATGCGTCACTATCCGCATTGCTCCATTCATTTCTGTACCGACCGCGGTTTTTTCTCATCAACACGTCAGCTTCTGCCGCCCACTCATCTTCGGCTCTCTCTGTCAACTCATGTAGCCTAAAATATTCATCTTTATCTGCCGTCGACCAAGCGTTAGCTCCAGTTATCCCATTGGCACCTGGAAGCGCAGATCCCCACGGGATGCGTCTTTGATCCATTACTCATTGTCAAGATTTAAGCCGTCGGGGCAGTCTTGATGAAGTGGACCTTCAGGAACGTCTGCAGGTTCAGGTACGTCACCTCATCCTTGTCCGCAACGCGCAGGAGCTTCGCGAGGGCAGCGTTCGGCAGGATGCGGCGCTTGAACGTCGGGTCAAAGCACGAGTGCGTCTTGACATAGGCGGAGATGAACTTGGTCACCTCCGTCTGCGAGCGCTTGGAACCCGACGGGAGACCCATGAAAACGCACAGCTCGTCCGTCAGGGGGCGCTGCACAAGGAACGCGTTGTTCGCACGGCGCGCCTCCCACGTCTTGCGCTCCTCGGGCGTCATGTCCGCCGGGTTCTTCTTCTTCTTCTTCTTGGAATCGCGCGCCTCACGCTTGGTCGCCTTGATCGCATCGTGCACGTTCTTCACGGCATCGCGCACCTTGGTGGTGAACTCCGTGCCCAGCGCCTTGAGCTTCTCGCCCAGGGAGGCAAGGAGCGCCTCGCTGCCCTCGAGCGACTCGACAACCACAACCGGCGCCTCCACCGTCGGGACGACAGTCTCAACCTTGGAGGCAACCTTGGGCGCCTTCGCCTTGGTCTCCTTCTTGACGGCAACCGGCGCCGCCGGAGGAGCAGCGACGACGACCTTGGGTGCAGCGGCAGACTTCACGGGGGCGGGGGAATCGGACTTCTTGGCAGGCATCTTGTTTGCATTACGAACAGTCTTGTTGTTCTCCATTTCTAACGCGGATTGGTATACTCTTACCCTACGGCGGTCATGTAAATGACATGTCAACATCTGTAAAGTGCGGACATAATAAGAAATACAACATCGTACGATTTGGTCTCCAACAGCATAATTTGAATCAGGGTCGTACTCACAAGTGCATAATTATATGCGGGGAGACCGCTTTTTGCGACCCCCTGGGTGCAGAGTTGCTCAATGCGTACCGGCACCCGGTTAAGCGAGGACAAATCAGCACGCAACAATCTAAAAAAAGCACTTAAATTATTATGACCCAATCTTGCAAGTGATTCAGGGTGAACATCTTCAAACCCATACGAGCGGAGCAACTGAGAGATCGCGCACCATCTGCGCATAATACGAGGCACCCATTCTTTGCATTCAGACGGATTCACTAAATTCCGTCGTCTACGCATGAAATACAATTTATGCATCCGGATAAGGTCATCGTGAGCAAACGGTACACGTGTATATGGATTCGTAGGAGACACAGATCGAGTTGACCAATCGTAGACCGTTGCGAAATCAAACCACCACGTCTTATCATTTTCAAGGATCCCAAAATAATCAAACGGATCTTGTTTGTCCTTTTCGATACAGGTTACCAAGTCTTCATCATTTGCAGAGTGTATTCGTTTCAGTACACCTGGTCCACATAATTTAAAAAATTGACGAAGTCTCCACCCTCTCCACAATGCCTGGAATCGATAGACTGTGCTGTCTCTATGCAAGTCTGTCCATAAGATGGCATGCTTCATCTTGATATGTCGTCCGCAGAGAATTGATCCCGAAATACACATTGCTGTACATTGTTCCTTTGAACTCTTCTTTTTAACAGATGCACATAGCGGCATTATCGTTACCCATCAAGGACATTTAAATCTATCGCCACCTGCCCGCACACCCAACCTTCGGATCGGTAAGATACTTTAGACTGATTTCGCGAACGAGGTCTCGAGGAAACCACATGTCGGTTGGTGTAGATCCAGTCAACCCTCGCTCATATTGGCGCCTTGTCCTGAGTGTACAGCGGGTCGCGAGTTCCTTCTTTTCACGGTGTGTAAACCGACATGCCTTGTAGTACGTGTACGACTGCGAAAGGGGTTCGTCCCAGACACGCCACCAAAGTCCGTATGGACTCTCTGCAGGAGATCCGGTATACGCGACCAGGTCTCCCTCGGAATAGACTACGTTGTGGAACTTGATCATGTTGTATCCGACGTCATTGACATAATATTCTGTGAATGTCCCTCGGAAAACAGATGGAGGGCGTGTGTACCGACTCCACGAATCGACGGACACTGCGTAGTACTTTTCGCCGGGAATGAGGTTGAGGATGTTGACTTCCTGGAAACTAGAGAGCTGAGGCGTGATCATTCTTGCAGTGAGAGTCTTGGGATTCGATTTTGGTAGTTTCGTTTTTAAAACCAATTCTGTCTCCTAAAAACGAAATCACCAGTTTATTCGGTAAGTCTTCTCATACATCAAAATGGCAACCTCCGCAATCATCCCTTCCGAGAGTCTCGATATCTCCCGCGTCGTCATTGGTGACATCCGCCCGAATCGTGCGGGTGGCAAGACCGTTCCGGTTCGCTACAATGGACAGAATCTTGTGGTTCGTACTCCGCGCATCTTCTATCCCGCCGGAGTTGTGACCCGGGTCGATGAGCAGAACAAGAGCAACTACAACCTGCTTGCCAGTCTCAAGGGATGCGATCCGTATGCCAAGGAGGTATCAACGGACGGTTCGGACATTGGCGCATTCTACAACTTTCTTCTGGCATTCCAGGAGAAGATCCTTGCCGCTGCAGTCACGAACAGTTCCAAGTGGTTTGGCAAGGCGCGTACTGAGGCGGTTCTTCGCGACACGATGAAGCTCATGCTCACTCCGAGTGTGGACAAGGTCGACGGCGAGTGGGTTCCGAATGGCAAGTATCCGCCGAGTCTTCGCATGAAGATTTCGGTTTGGGATGGCGAGGTCAGCATGAGCGTGGTTGACAAGGACAATAACGAGGTTGCGGTTACGCCTGAGAATCTCGACCAGGTGTTTCCGAAGCGCATGGAGGGTCGTATGGTGGTTGCGCCCTCCGTCTACGTGACGGGTCTCGGTTTCGGTGTCACCTGGCGCGTGACTATGGCAAAGGTGTTCCCGCCTGAGTCGCGGTCTGCGTCGGATGTCTTCAAGGATATCGCGGAGAAGGAGAATGCGCCGCTTCCGGATGCTCCAGTTGTCGATCTTCCGACTGTGGACTCCGCCCCGGATGTTACAGAGGAGCGTGCATCAACTCCACCGAATCGAGCGAATACAGGCGGTGCTAGTGCGCCTGTTCTTCCGAAGAAGCGGAAGTCGCAGGTTGCTCCTGCCTGAGATAGGCATAAACACGTGAGTCCTTAGGGGGACTCTGCAAATTCATAAACTCATCCACAAAGACAACTTTTTCAATGTCCGGGTAGTCAAGCGGGTGTGGCGTACCATGCCCCGGTGTCAAGGTTTTCGTCTTGCACGTTTCACATACATACATTGTCGGACGATTCATAAGTATAGAGGGGGATACGACACGGGTCGAACTCCGAAGACATGTATTTAAGAAAGAGGTTGGATTTGTCCATCCATTCACTAGAAATCTCTCGTAGGTATGTTCAGGCAATGCAGACCACAATGTACTACCTGATGTCCACTCCTCTTCCTGGAAAAGTGTAGCAAATGGACTCTCGTGAAACCAAAGAAGCGACACATCTGCATTGTTTTCCTTGCGATGCTCTGCACATCCTACTCGCTCTAACTCCGTATTGTATAACCAAAAAACGTTTGCATGTGTATATCTCGGATCACGCGCACCTCGGTAAACATCGTGTCCACCCATAGTCCACAGATCAGAAATAACGTCAATGTCAGTATCCACAACGTCAGATGACACGTCATAGACAATCGAAGGGTTTATGATTGAAAACATTACTCTTTTCGAATGAAAGATTGGTGTAGTCTGTACGCATCAGTCTGTGTCGTATCCATCCATATCCAGAACGAGTTTCCCCTCCAAATGCTTCCAATGTACGCTTTCGTGGGCGCGTCCACCCGTTGAACCACGCCCACCCCTCCAGCGAAGAATGCGGAGGGGTTGCGTGATAGGTTGAGGATCAAACAATGCCCGCAATCCCCAGAATGCAGTCTGTTCAGGGGTCGGCACATCAAAGTTTGTTGGTCCTCGCACAGGACCTTCTGCAGGGAACTCACGAAGGAACGTAATTGCGTCCACGACATCTCCATCAAAATCCCGAAGCGCATTGCACGCCTGTCCACGCGTCACATTGCACTGGTCCATGATAAAGGTAATGTCGTCCTCGGGTACACAAATATCTCCCAAGTTCACCATGGACATGAGTCGCGTGACATACCGGAAGGTCATGGGGAGAATGGCGGGTTCCTCCTCCTTCTCTTCGATACCCTTGACCTCCTTCCGACACAGTGGACATGATGCGTTCTTAGAGGACCACTTTACGAAGCACTGGACATGGAAGGTATGCTTGCAAGAGAGTGTGCAGTGACCGCTCGATGCATCGATTGTCAGGTAACAAATTGAACAGTCCTCCATCTTAGAATCTTTTATTCTTTACTCTACTCTTTTCGTTTTATTCGAACGAGACCACAACGCGGACGTCGTGTCGCTTGAGTGACTTTGTTGCTGACTTGGACAGTTCGTGGCGCTTACGACGTCCATCCTCTCCATCGACCTGCGCACTCTGCGAACACGTCTCCATATCGGTGTGGATATCGTCATAATTCGTCTCAAGGTACTCGAGAACCTCATCCTGCAGAATCCATTCAAAGAAATTCAACTGCCCAACTGTCGTGTCTAACCCCCGAAACTGAATTCTGCGACACCGACAGAATGGATCGAACATCTTTTTGTTATATGCCTTGAGATGCGCCTTGTAGACAAGATACACAATCACGTGACGACCCGACTTGGTCATGTATGAAATATTGTGCTTCTTCGCATAATTGGTCACAAACCAATCTAGAAGGCGCAAAGAGATGCGGGACTTTCCGGACAAGATTGAACTCACTCGATCAAATGTACCGACGCGCGAATAGAACGTTTCCAGACGATACAAGACCAATTGCTCCTTACTTAAGATGGTCTCCATGTTCAAATCTGTATTTTATGCCTGAAAATGAGTTTTCGCTGTTCAAACGCAGACGAGGTATGGATCGTTTTCTTAGGTTATGGATACGCGTATACCGCGCAAAGAAGGTAGTTCGTTTGTATGGACAGAATGACCAGCGAACGGATGCGTGGCATGCCAAACGCAGTGAAATGATCACTGCGTCTGAAGTGTCGGGAGCATGGGGGACACCAACTGCTCGACGAACCCTAATTCTGCGAAAACTTGTTCCAAGGGAGAGTGGGTCAGGATCTGCACCGGCCCTAATTTGGGGGACGCGTATGGAACCAGTTGCCAAGGAGATTTATGAAGTGGAGACGGGATGTAAAATCACCGATGTTTCGTGTGTCCAACATCCAGTGTACCCGTTTCTCGGCGCTTCACCGGATGGAATCTTAACGAGCACAACAGATCCGTTCCGCAGGTGTCGCCTTGTCGAATTTAAATGCCCGTTTTCTCGACCGGCAAAGAATGGGATTCCCGAGGCATACGTACACCAGATGCAAATGCAGATGGAGTGTACGGGCATTGACGGGTGTGAATATGTCGAGTTTCGATTCAAACAGGTCTGGTTTGCCGAGTGGATGCGGTACACGGGAAAGAAGGGCACCTTTGCTGTTCGAGGGGACACGGTGTTTTATAAAGGGTTAGATGAGAACCTGCAGACATGGCGCACCGGTCTTGCCGGAGACAGTGACGACTACCAACTTGTCTATTGGATCCTCGACTCTCAGAAACGCGACTTTGTGGCACATGACCCAAACTGGTTACCATCGCATCTTCTTGATCTCAAGTCCTGCTGGGATGAAGTGCTTGCACATCGTACTGCAGGGACATTGCCCGAGTCGCCCAAGAGCACCGTCGTTACACTGGAACTGTAGTCGATCCTGGAAAGTATAACCCCGTCGTCACATACCCTTCCTCCTGTGCAAACCACACGCTAGGCAGCGTGAGTGTCCGCGTCGGGTTTAAATACGCACCCCACCACGAAAAGGTTGAATTCGCGCAGATTCCACCCGCACACTGCGACATGAGGAAAAGTGAATCTAACTCCGACTCATTCTCCACCATCGAGTACGAAATGTTTTTCAACCACGGTTGGGATTGCGCATACTCGACATCATTCGTAAAAATCGTGAACTTGGTGTTTTGCGGAAAGAGGGCAATGGCACGAGGGTAGTACTGTGACAGATCGACGTGATGCAGTGCGTTCCCTACATAATCTCCGCCTCTTACGTGGAGAAACACCGTGGACTCAATACCCGGGTACCTGGCAAGACATGCGGTATCAAAATGAAGTCGTTTCACAAAGTCGGGATCTATATACTGCCAATCTTGGAAGTACCCAGTGAGTTTTACGTGATCTTTCCAGGCAAGGTTTTCCCAGTTTTTTTGGTAGGACATATTGTTTTCACCGACCCAGATCGGTTCGCAAAACGCATGGCGGTATAAATATTTCCAATCACGAAAGATCGTGGACAGGTACGAGACCGATGAATGCGTGGACTTGTTCTCCAATGTATCGAACCAGAGGACGCGGTTTTCACGCCTTGCAATGTGATTGGCAGCAGCAAGTTGGAATAACTGATTTCCGAGACCCGCATATAGATCCGGGCATAACGACGGTGGCATCTTCAAGATCATAGACCACGTTAGGTCTCGGATCTCGCGTACGATATCCGAATAGTCAGGTCGCTGTGTTATGGGTGGGGGAACGGGCATATACCATCGATCCGGTTTCATCACGCGCATCCAATACCCGTCGATTGCATATTCGTAGTTGTAAACCGAACCTGGGTTCGTTTCAAGTAGATATGTCAACCCCTCCTTGAAATTCGCAAGGAGTGTCGGGATATAGGGACCGTTCACAAGATACGAAGACGTCGTATATCCGTGTTTCAGTCGCAGAGACGCGTATTCGTATTCAGCAGATGTACATCCTAACGAAATCACGTCATATCTGTTTGCATCCACCAATGTCTCGATCATTGTCATCGCATTCGAATATGTAGACGCATCTGTCGTCCAACGCGCATCGTCTTCTAACATAAGAATGTTCTTGCATCCGGACTTCATTGCATCTTCGAGAACGGCAATATGTGACATAACACATCCGATTATTCCGTGCTCGTGCTTGACTGCCTCGAATCGCGAGACCTTGTCTGCGGGAAATGTGGGCAGCACCTCTTTTTCCATAAGGGCACGACGGTCCGTCCGATGTGCCAAATTAATGTACACAATCTTGTCGAGAAACCCCCACATTATCCTTTGCGAATAAATACACTTTCAGGTTTTAGCGTAGAGCATGCAATGCACTGCGTCTATATCAATTTGGACTCACGACCGGATCGGCGCACACTGATTGAATCAGAGTGTACTCGTCTTGGTTTAGATGCCGAACGGTTCCCCGCAATTGTTCGGGATCCTGGCGGTCTCGGATGCGGTGAATCTCATCTTGCCGTGTTACGTCTTGCGCGTGAACGTGGATATGACCGCGTCTTAATTTTAGAAGACGATGTCGAGTTTGTTGTAGATCGGACAACATTTGATGCGTCGATTCCGGATACATTCGATGTCTTTATGATTTCTTACAATATGAACCGGAGAGATGGCAACCGTGTTGTGGAAGCACAGACGACCGGGGGATATATCGTCGCATCCCACTACTACGACACGCTAATCAAGCGATGGGAAGAGGGTCTCGCATTGTATTATCAGCACCCTGAGCAACACTGGAATTACATTTTAGATCAGTACTGGAAACCCCTGCAATTAATTGATGAGTGGTATGCGTCACCGACCGAACTGTGCATTCAGAGACCTGGGTACAGTGATTTATCGAAATGTTTTATCGACCACGATCGGAAAATCACCTATGTCACTGCCTTTTTCTTGCCGAACGATCGACCGCCCACACAGTTGCCAGAGACGTATTTGGAGCAGTTTAAGATCCTTGTCGACTCGGGTATTTCACTTGTATTGTTTTTGGACAGTACACTTACGTGGACATTCCCGGAAAACGTGCATGTCATTCGAGTCTCGTTCGAAGACACGTGGATCCACAAGGTGACTCGAGATGTGATTCTCGAAATCACCACCTTGCGTGCCGAAAAGGACACGACAGGGTACATGAAGATCCAGCACAGCAAGATGGAGTGGTTGAGTCGAGCACATGAATTGAATGTATATCACACAGAGTGGTTTGCCTGGATTGATTTTGGTCTTGCGCGGTTGCTAGATACCGCAACCCTGAATCGGTTGCGACGCATGCCTGTACCTGAGACACCTCGACTTGTCACGCCGGGTCCGTGGGGGTGGATCGATTGCAATGTATGGGTTGATGTCCAGTGGCGATTTTGCGGTGGATTCCTGATGATTCACGCCGACAAGATCCCGGGATTCTGGGAGGCATATACAGTCGCTGTACTCAACAGGTTACCTAGATTCACCTGGGAAGTCAATATCTGGGCATTAATGGAGTGGGATGGGTATGATTTCGGTTGGGTGCGTGGAAACCACGATTCGTCTGTCATCCCCACAAATTACGAACTCTGCCCGTGGGGAAATGTTCGGGGATACATAAACTTAATTTAGAGACCGTGTACTGTCAGTGTATAATGTATCTTCTCCGTCCAGAAAGTTCGGGGACATCTACGCCCTTGTTTGTTCGACTCCCATCCGATGGATTGCTCTTTCCCGAACAAGGAGTTGCAAAGTGGATCTTTGAGTCCGGGATTCCCGAATATCCGTTAATCAAATGGGTTGCGCAGAATTACGGAGATCCATCGAGGATCTTTTTAGATATTGGAGCACATGTCGGAACCTATGCAATTAGTATTGCCCATGCGTTCAAGCACACGTATGCATTTGAGTGCAATCCAAAAGTCTTTTGCTACCTTGCCGGAAACATTGCCCTTCGTGACTTGACGGACAAGGTGTCGCCCATTTCATATGCGCTCGGAGACAAGGCGGGTTCGCTTGACTATCATATTCGGTCGGAAGACGGAGGCGGCAATGGAGTCAAGATACTGGACGAGACCGACGCAGAGTGTTCGAAGATAAAAGTCAATGTCCGCACGCTTGATTCCTTTCAATTGTCTGATATCGGATGCATCAAGATTGACGTGGAAGGATTTGAAAAGGAGGTCTTGATGGGTGCACGTGACACGCTCAAACGCAACGGGTATCCGCCCATTGTGTTCGAAAGTTGGGGTCCGTGGAAGGTGGGGTCCGAAGGTCTTCGGCAACACCTATTTGACTACTTGAGAGAGATTGGGTACACTATCGCCCCGCTGTTGGGCGCACAAGACATGTTTGTAGCAACTGTTTCCAAGTCCTGACACGTGTCCCTTCAAACTTTGCATTCCATTCATCGATCGTATACTGATTTCCCATACTCAGATTGCACCGACTGCAAATTGGAATGAGGTTCTCGACAGTTGTCTTGCCTCCCTTCGATTCGGGTATATTGTGACCGCAATGAAAATCAAACACATTTATTGTATTTGTACACCATCGCACCTTGCACGGGACCTGAAACTTTTCGCCCACATGAACCAACCACACCTGCTCACGAACTGCCCTAGGAATTGTCTCCTTCCTCATTATAGTCTTACACAACGTACGCTGTATATTGATTGACTTGGAACGGTGTCTCGCGCCCTACGATAGGCGGAGATGTGACCGGAGGTTTGGGCATACTGTTTGTTGTCTGCTCATACGATGAGTCCTCCTTGGCAATCGTGCGTGAAACTTGCGTTGTATTTCCGCCATAATACTCAATTTGCCCAAACGATTCCTTTCCTAAACTCCAGGATACGAGGACAAGTCCGATTGCAACAATCAATACAAGGAGAGGCGTAGTCTTCATTACTACCTAGTCCGATAAAAACGAATTGATTCGTCTCTTGCCGAAACAATAAGCAAGATGGAAACTGCACTCAAGACCCTTCAATCCCTGTTCGCTGCACGTAAGATGGACGTGACACTGACACACGTTCCAACAAATGATTTGGACTCTGTGAATCTGTACACCATTGGGAATGTTCTCGTAATGTTCTGCCAGAAGGAGAAGATCTTGGATAGAGATATCGGCAAGTACCTCAAGTTTGCCAAGGACAATGACTATACCAAGGGCATCACTGTCGTGACCTTGTCCGACCCCTCTGAGAATGTTCTTTGGGCAACCAAGACCTATGCGAAGGATCGTGTACAGTTCTTTACTCTACGCGAACTCCAGTTTGACATTGCGACCCATACGCGATACTACATGCCCCACCGAATCTTGAACCAGGAGGAGATTCAGAAAATGATGGAGGAGCAGAAGATTGTCAAACTTGAGCAACTTCCCAAAATCGACTCGCAGGATATCCAGGTGCGTCGAATTGGCGCGATTCCAGGTGATGTCATTCATATCAAGCGGCATTCAGATACAGTCGGTCAGGCAGATGTGTGGAGACTTTGCGTGATGGATGCCCACACAAATACCGGACAGTAAACAATGAGCGACTTCAATTCCTTGAAAAAAGAGTACGACGACCTTCTTCAAAAGGCAACCAATGAACATGATCAGACTGCCCGCGATGCCGACATTGCCCAACTGATCATTCTCAAGCAAAAAATGGCAGATGCCATCACGTCCTCGCTCGGGTCTGCAGGCGAGGAAATGGGAGAGAAGCGCCAACTCCTTCTTGCTGAACTTGCTCGTATTCAATACGATTACAATGGACTCTTAGAATCAGGCGATAAACTCAAAACACTTCATCAGATTCGCGATTACGAACAAGGAAAGATTGAACCCATTAGTTTTTCCATGTACGAGATCGGATTAGGGGTTGCCTCTGTTCTGCTGGTTGCTCTGCTTTTTATACGGCGTTAAGCACGCCAAACAAGACCATAAACACGAGGATCAAGGATGATTTCAGAAGAACTGCCGCAGACAACAAACTCGAAGGTGGAGGTGCACTCTGTTGCGACGAAAGAATCTGTTGGTCTTCCAATTTCGGACGCTGCGCCGCAAGATCTTGAGACTGCGAATGCAATGCCTCGATTGCATCCGTGTCCGGATTGTTCGAAAGAAAGGTCTGAACTGTCTGTTTATTCTGATCTGCAGTGGACTGTAATGCAGCAATTGCCGAATCAATTGACTCTTGTGCCGTCATATATGCCTGCTGACTCCCTGCATCTTTGTTCGTTCCATAGGCAATGTAATTCGTTGTATATGTATCGAGAAGTGCCTGGAACTCCGGCGGAACAGATGCCGGAGTACCCTCTCCTGTCGGTTGAAAGGTGGCATCGTTTGCACCCTCTGCAATTCGAGACACATAGAGCATCGTTGCCCCGACCAAGAGAACTGCAAGAAGACTAAGTGCTTCAATCATTATCTTGTGGGTGAGTAAACAAAATGCCGACCTCTCCCTACTTTCAACCCGGACGCACACCCGCGAACCGTAGTGCTGCAATGGTAGGCGATGCATCGGATCATACTCGGTTCGTTCGCCTTGCTGCTCAGGCAGCGACAACTGCAGTTCCTCAGCGTACGCCTGGACCTAAACTGGTTCGGGGCATGACAGACAATAAATCATCGACTCTTGTTGCTGATATCAAGTTCATGTCTTCGATTTATGGTCAGTATAACTCATTTGCAGAAAATCGCAAGTGAGAGTAATGTCGTGTCCATCTGGATTCCAAATTGGTACATCTGCGGATCTGTGTCGCATGGTGTGTCCACCGGGATTTAAGTATTTGAACAATGGAGGTGTGGAGACATGTGTCTACAATCCCGACAATCAATATACACTTCACCTTCAGGAATTTCCAACAAACTCAAATCCAAGTACATTTGATGCGGAGAAAACCCGCTTTACAGATGATTACGCTGCACTCTTTACTCGTATTCAATCAGATCAAGTGGCAGCGGCACAGACAGACGCTGCACAATCGGATGGACGAGTCCTTGTGGTTGGACACGATACTGCAACGTCGCAGGCAGGGTTGCTCGATCAAATGGACAAGACAATTGCGGCGCTCAAACCGAAACGTCCGCCGACCCAACCGTGGGAAGATGTAAGCGTGTCAGCAAATCAGATTCTTAAAGATCAGACATCTACAGACTTGCTCGTAATCCAAATTGCCTTCTTCACCGTGTTTTTGTGTCTTCTCGTGCTCATCTTTCTGCCGATGGATTCTGCACAGTATGTCATTCTTCTTCTCTTGTCGATAGGAACTGCAGTTGGATACTATCTTTGGACTATATAATGACATTGACCGATGCGCAGACGGCAACGATGGAGGCGCTGTACACAACAACCGGATACTCTGAAAAGTACAAGACATTACAAGGTGAGATCAATCAGCAAATTGCAGTCTTAGAACTGGTTCAAAATGCAAAGGATAAGGTCTTGGGAGCGCGAGATGATTTGAAGTATTCCGTCACGACCTTTTCAAAGCAGATTGCCGACATGCAGAATCAGGTCAACATGACAAATGAACAGAACAGACTTGCCGTCGCATCCGGTGGTTGGTTTAACTGGTTACTGAACTTGATTTTAGTTGGTGCACTCGGAGCGCTTATCACGACAGTTGTGCGCAAATTCTTGTTCAAACAAACAGGTCTCCAAGGATATGGAGGTCCAAGACCCTCGTAGCGTCGCTGATTTCCAAAAGACGACATTCTGCGGTCATCCTCGTGCACATGTTCGGAAAGTCTTGATACAAAATATTGGACTGGGAAATGCAGACTATGCATGTTACTGGACACTCGAACTCTTATGTTCGGGTCTCGTGCACAGTATTTGGGATGCCTTTTTCGAAGCGTCTGCACTTGCAATTAACCGATCTCAACCCAATGCATTCTTGTTCTTGGCACGGGCGTATGAGACCTATGCACCCCTTGAAGCAGAGTATACTATCCACAACATGACAGAGATTCGAAACAATCCAGATGTACGTCGGATTTTATGCGATACGGCCGCAACGCTTGCCTTGTGTCGTAAAAACAAATTGCCATCCCTTCCAGTCATGAAAGTCTCTCATGACTTTGACCCGGTGACGATTCAAGAAAACATTAAGGCGCCGAGTCATATGTTTGGTCGAATCGTCATGCGACCTGCCGATCCTATGCCGGCAAATATCCCCATGAATGAATTCTGCTACTGCATTCGTCCGGATGTACGCGATGCGACACGCGCTCTCTATTGGATGTCGTGGGTCTATACATATTGCCGTGAACACAAGAAGCAGACCAAATCGCCCCTGTTATTCGCAAACCGCGGCGACGAATACGTTTCGGGGACCCACGGCACACATCCGGTGTGGATTTTCTGGGATGCCGTGAAGAAACAGGCAGGACCTCACGTAAAGGTCTATGTGGAAACACTGTACAAGATTCATTCCTTGAGGTGGTCGCCAACTGACAAGTCGAGGCAATGTCTTCTTGTTGCGGCAATTGTTCTTGTGTGCGAGTCGGCACTCGACACAAGTCCTGTCATGGGAGGCACAGTTGCTGTTTCAAACGTATTGGCAGGTATGCCGGGTTGGATTGATGCAATTCTTCGTATGCAAAAGAGTTTTTCTAGCGAGACTCATAAATGACGGTCTCCGATAAGCAACTGAGATGCACTGCGATTATTGCCTTACTGTTTTTTATCCTGTCCCACCCGGTTACGTACACATTAACCAACCAGTTGGTGGGTGGAACAATCTTGGTCAATAAACCGACCACCTTTGGATTGTTATTGCATACAGCAATCTTTGCCGTGGCAGTGTATTATGTGCACCAGTATTAAATGTCTGGTCGACCTCTGAGTCTTCGAAAGGCAGCGCCACGTGCCGACAGCGGAGACATTCCAGTTGTCCAGGCATTTTATGTATTCAATCACACTCCAACGGACGAGACTCGCACGACGCTTCAAGAGGAAGCAGCAAAGGCATCTGAAGACGAGTTTGGACGCGCGCTCCACAAGGCAGTTCAAGAAGGAAACATTGATGGAGTGACCATTCTTGGCACAACACATCGCGAGTGGATCGATGTAAAAGGGGAGGAAAAAATGACGCCTTTTTTATGGGCACTGACACAAGGCAAAAAAGAGATTGCCGTGAAACTTGTGGAGTTGGGCGCAGACATACGTGCGACAGATCAGAACGGGCAAGGTGTAAAAGAGATGGTTGGTCACCTTGAACATATGGAACAGTTTGCGAAAGACAAGGGATGGATGGGTGGTCGGAAGCGTACTCGAAAGGTTCGTCGGACTCGTCGCAGGAGAACCCATCGCAGACGCTAAAAAAACGAATCTACAGAGTCGAATCCAAGTGATAGCAAGAATGTTCAAACCCGTCATTTCCGCAACACAAGTTGCACCGTTGATTGGAGAGAATCCCTACCAACCCTTTCACGAGGCAGCGTTGGCAGTGTTGTCCAAAGATGCAGCGACCAAGGCAATTCTCGAGCGTCTTTTGACAAGGGGCAATAAAAAGAAGTTCATACAAGTGAAGGTGGATGCCTTTGCCGATGTGAACATCCAAGAATCCGTGCGCAAGACAACGGCGGCAGTCAAGCAGGCAGATCGTGCAGTTGCTTTAAAGATGGAGGCAGGTGAGGCGAATGCAATTGCGATAAGGGCAAGAGAGAATGGAGACGATATGGCAACTGTAGAGAAACTTGAAGTCGTGGCAACAATGAAGAAGTTCGAGGCAGATCTTGCCGCTGCGTCTGCGCCGAAACTCGACGATGTTCTTAGCGCTCATACTGACCTTGTCAAGAAGGTTGTCGATGCCCATCATACAGATTTGCCTGCAGATGTACGTGCCAAGTTGGTCGCGGAGGCAAGTGGAGATATTGTGAAGCAGCGGGGATTGCGAGATGAAGATGCGATCTTGAATGCATATGCTGCTCGAAACGACGTGGTGGTGTCTGAGCGAAACACGCGTGTTCTTCGGAAGGAGTTTGCAAACTTTATCCTGGTCGGTCGGACGGATGGATGGGTGGAGTCTCAGAATCGGATTGTCGATGCCAAGAACCGCAAGAGGTGGTGGGCAAAGGTTCCATCGTACGATATCTTGCAACTGAGGGTGTACATGAACATGGCAGATGCCACGGATTCGCAGTTGGAGGAGAAGTTCCCCGATGGTCGTCACCGCACCACGACCTACACCAATGACTCTGCAGAGTGGATTCGGGTCGAGACGGCACTTACTCAGGTCGCCGATCGCCTTATTCGGATTGCCGCATCTGAGAGTGAGTTACAGGGTATTCTTGACTTAAATACAGTGTAATGGAGGTTCAACTTGTTGTCGGCGTACCCCTTGCGTGGATGACCTGCACACCGATTCGAACGTACGAAACGACCTATTTATATACGGGATTGTCCCGTATTGACACGTATACGCAGAAAATCCAGACATTAGAAGGATTGCCGAATGGGAATGTTCGGTTCACAGAACGAGATTTTTTAGATGGTGTTGTTCCCAGGGTGTACTCGACCGAACACGTTCGAGTCACAGAGTTTGCGAATGTACCGCGTGTGTGGAAGGAAGAAATAAGTCTAGGCGAAGTGTATTTTTATAGTCAATGCGGTCCCAGGACACCTCGGAAAACCTAAAGATCTATACAAATGACGAGTACAGATATCTTGTCCCTTGCTCTGACAAGTCTGGCAGTTTTAATTGCCATTCACCTCTCTGTTTTTTGGGTGGTTCGCACAATGTTCCCTGCACCCGTGCATGCCCCAGTTCCTGTTCCGGTAGGCGTGCCTGCTATCCCCGCCGCCCCTGTTTACGTAGAACCCCCGGAGACGAAGCAAGAGATTCATGTACCCACGTATGAACCGCCTGTACAAATGGAAACCCCTCGCAAAGAGGTGCCAGGGACAACCGATATTGCGGCACTCAGCAACAGTCCCCCAGTATAATGGGTTTCCAGGATGGGTTCTCTTGACCCACGATGAAGATGGAACTGCGCGCGCCCTCTTTGTCGATTCGCACGGTCGATCCGATACTTTATCGGTTGTCATGGACGAGCGAGTCTGTTGCGACACGGTGTTTCGAGCAATCAAGGTCTCTCCCCGCGTGATTATTTTACACGATCTTTGGACATTGAATGGCGACATTGTGTGGTTGCGCACGTCGTGGGATACACGACAGGCATGGATCCGCGAACTCTTATCTTTTTTTCACTCGCCTGACCTTATTGCGCTTGTATCGCTTGACACTGTTCCAGTCGGAACGCTTGTCAGGGGATATGAATCGTATGATGGACTGCCGGGAACACTTGGAGTCTTTACAGAAGATCTTCCGTGCAAAGAGTAAATGTCCGGATGCAATGCTACAGGTGGTCGTAGACGTCGGGGGCGTAAGATGCGCGGCGGAAACTTACCCAGTTTTCGCGTAGACCCTGAACTTGGAAGTGCGGGTCTCGGATACGGATCTGCGAATCTGAGTGGAGGCACTGTCGAGATGCAAACAGGTGCGCGCCGTACTCGCCGTACCCGCAGGACTCGTCGCAAGTTCCACCGTCGGAGACGGTCGATGCGTGGAGGTGCGATTCAGAGCGCGAATACGGGCGCCGGATTCCAGGGAGGAGGTGTGAACGGCATGGCAGATTACGTGGGGTACTCTCCCAATCAAGGCGGTGTAGCGGTTGCCTCCTAAGAAATGGAATGCGCCCACACATAGGGCATGTACATTGGATTGTTCGTGACAATCTTCGGTCCACCCAAGGATGCCATTTTAATGCGCATCGTCTGCATTGTAAAGTGCAAATCCAGATAGGTAAACCATTGCTTCCAAACCGTAAGTGCGGTGGACGCCGTACTTACTGCCAAAAACATATCGCCATCTCCCGTAAAATACATACACACGACGATCACTGGCATGATGACCATGTCGCTGATTCTCTTGATCTCTTCGCTCCACGTAGGAGGATAAAAGAACGTACGTAACTGGATATACTTTTCTGCGGCACCAAATGGATTCTTAGGAAGTTTCATTTGCCTCTATCCTTATTCCCTCTGCGGGAAACGTATGCTCTCCAAACGTGCGAGACTCAATATACACAATCCGTGTACGATCCGTGAAATTCATAAAGTGCGCAAGTAGTTCTAGGGTTATCAGGTTTCCGGGTACAAGGTACTTTGCCAATATCGGTGTCAGGTCAACGTCTGTTGTATCGTCGCCAATCCACACCCAGGGAACATGTACAGTCCGGAACGGGTTGCCGGCATACGGCACAATCTCCAGACCGCTGTAGGTAATTGCGCGGCGGACAAGACTTCCCCTTCGGAACTCCTGAACCAAGATGGTATCTTCAGGCACATGAGTCTCTTCGCCATCTCGATCATATGGTCCGAGGAAATAGACTTGATCACAGTGCAGGACTACGCTCATCGGGACCTGATAATATGAATTCAGTTGGTCGACAAAGGAGATATATGCCCTCTGAATCGAGGAGATGAGACGAAGGCAGCAAAAGAGCATTTCCCGTATGACGCCTGACATCTTTAAACTCCGACCACATTTTCGACGGCATTCGAATCGTTAGGGGCATCAATCCCGGGGAGCGCAGGGTTGCGATCGACAATCTTTGTCTTGTCCGTAGGCGGAAGCGCAGGTTTGAAGTCCTCCTTCGAGACATAGGTGAACATCTGGTCATCGAATCCAGACCCCATCGAGATTGCTGTAGCAAGTGCAGTGACAACAAACGGGACTGCCACAAAGAACCATGAGACCGGAGTTAATCCAATTCCGCAGAATGTATCGAGAAGAAACACAACGGCAACGCCCACAACCAATTTTCCGAGGAAGGTGAACCAGAGTCCGAGCGAAAGATCAAGACCCAAACTCACGACAAGGAAAATCAGATACAGCAATGCAGGGGAACACAAGTCTTCGATAAAACGCATTGATTTGTAGTATTCGTCAGTAAAAAATGGAAGAGATTGGTGTTATTCAGTCGCTCACAGGATGCACACTCGAGGAGGCGGAACATGCATTTGACACGTACAAGACAATTCTCGATGCAGTAGACCACCTTTTGCCTATATCTTTAAAACCTGCCGACAAGCACATCCCCAAACCAGTTTCTGTCGCGCACATGGATGCCGAGCAAGTCCTTCGATGTGCAGAAGGACGTAAACTCATGGATGCGCTCACCGTATCTTCAGTCTACCACCCGAAAATCCAACCCGCCCTGTCGGTTGAGGAGGTCGGAATGCAGGCGCTGCGGTCAAGTCGTGTTGAGCACGCTCTGCCCGAACCTGCTGAGACCTATCAAGAACAACTGGATTCTCCTGAACAAACGTCTCAACCTCTGCTGCAATCCGAGGCGCCTCACTGAACACATTCATCTCTTGTATATGCTCCTTGCATTGGGCACGTTTGAGAGCATATGCCGCTTCGTCGTCCAGTTCTAGGACAGCAGAGACCCATTCATCCGGTAGATCTCGCCCACACGGAATTCCGACGGGACAAATCCATTCTTCTACACCCTCCGTACTTCCACCTGGATGAACCGATTTGGTTTGTGGTTTCGAATAGAGAACAGGGATCCCATTGTACATTGCCTCCACCGCAATCCTCCCAAAACTTTCATAATAACTCGGCATGACCAAGATGCGCGTACGGATTAAGATGGTTCGAATGTCATCGTGAAACGGTGTCCACTCCACATTCGGTGGAGCGGGAGGCGGTTGAAGTTCTCCATAGTATGGAATGACGCCAAGGAATTTGCGATCCGGCATCTTCCTCGCTAATTCAAAGAACTGATGGACGCCCTTGTTCACATTTGCATTCACGAGTGTAATGTACTCGCCTTGGAACTCTTCTTCAATCTTCAGTTTGGATTCGTGCAGAATCGGACGGGCAATGTCTGTGCGAACAATATTGGACGGGAAGGGTACAATGTTCTTTCGGTAATTTGCTTCCATCGTCTTGTTGATGAAAAAAAGCATTTCGTTCCACGATTTGGATCCATTTGCAGTGATGGACTGATACCGCCCATCAAAATGACACGTTGCAATGATCGGGCGATTAAACCCTCGAGCATTGATACGTCGAACGGAAGGCAGTGCAGGGGCATGCGGACAAATCCACACTTGACTCGAGTCAAGATAACTTGTTCCCGCACTGTAGTGCATAAACCGAAACCCACGATAGGTCCCACCGTGAAATCCTTCAGGAGGTTTATCAGTTGTCATCCAGACCACAGAATGCCCCCGCGACTGCAATTCAATTGCTAAATCAATATCATGTAAAAACGCGCCACACATGTCCGGGACACGTGTTGCAAAGAAACACACCTTCATTATACTGTGGGCGTTTCTCTTTTTGCTTGGATTAAGCGTGTAGCATCCCCACCACGGGTCCATCCATCCATTTCAACCCAGTTGTTCACATTTTTATAATCCGCATCTTTGGATGCGATCAAGGGTTGGTAATAATTCGGGATAAACTTGTCCATGATGGTCGAAATATCTTTGGGTACACGCTGCAATTGAGAATGAATTAAGTACGACTCATCATTTACCGCAGTCGGTTCACCACCTCCCAGATTAGGTGTTGTCGAAAATGGACGAACCCATAATTGTTTGGGACCCTTTACCCTCCATGCATCTGGAGACCCCCAGCGCAACTCACTGTTTTCATCGACCTTGCATCCCGCACCGGGCATACCATACCCGCCAATGGCAATCATACCCGGTTGATCTGCCATGGCACTTGCCGGGTTCAGTGTATCCGAACATCCCGCATCCACTGCGTTTGTCTGGTACGAAAGTGCAGACCGATCCGAGAAGGCGCGTTCATTGTTGCGGGATGTATCCACATTCGTGCGCGTGTTTGCAAAGAACCAGTCCACCGTGTTTGTCGTTGACATCCTTGATCTCCATCACGAAAAATTTGAAAGAATTTCGGTCGAATGAACAATGTCCCATCTGCATCCGGGTGCGACCAATGTTACATCACTGTTTCGTCCCAGTAATAGATATAGTCGAATCGAGCAAACGGGTAACCTAATACGTGGAATTCTTGTAAGTGAGCTAGAACTAGACACTGCGACGCGGGTAGATCAACAAAAAGAACCTAAGACGGAGTACACCACACAGGAGATGCAACCCTATGCAAATTTTCTCGTAGAGTATCGCCCTCAAGAACCTAAGTGCGCCTATATTATATTGACAAAATTAGATAAGAACTACGGAAGATTTAGTCTTTGTGAAAACGAGGATAAGATCGTCCGTCCCAATGACCTTAAGTACGAACCACCGCCGGATGCGGCTCTCGGTATTGGAGGAATGGTGTACGATTGGGACGAGCAAGGTGCAGGCGTAGGATCACCTCCCGTTAGGTCGCGCGCTTCATCCGACATGGGAGGACGCAGGCGAAGACGCACGCGCAGACGCAAGGGTTCTAAATCTACATTTGGGAGTCGAAAACGGACCCTTTAAAGACATATCCGACACGTACTAACAATGGATCTTCAACCTTGCGATTGGCATGAGCGAGATGTCAAGAAAAAGTATGTGGTGGACGTCTACGGTCGTTTGTCAAGTGGAGAAACAGCACTTGTACGTATCACTGGATTCAGACCATTCTTCTACGTGGGCGGATCCGCTTCCGTTGCAGGTGGGGTGCGGGTGTCCAAGTACGACGTCATGTCTGGATTCACGGGAAAGGGAAAGATTCTGGTTTGGAAGGTGATGTGCGACTCCTTATCTGAATTCCATGAGAAGTCGAGGGCACTTGCCGAAGAGGGACGCACACTGTACGAGAGCAACCTGCCTCCCTTTCTTCGTCTCATTCACACCCAACATCTCGGTCCCGGATCTCCATTCAAGTTTGTCGGGTCGTCTGTTGAGATCCCGACAAAGGACGATGAACCCGATTATGTCGTCGATCACATGTTCACCTGCTCGTACTCCACCCTCGTGCCATCCGACGCCGTCATCCCGCTCAAGATTGCCTCCTACGATCTCGAAATGTACTCAGAGTCCGGTCGGTTCCCAACGGCAAAGGGCGGTGATCCCATCATTCAAATCGGCGTCTCCTTCCGGTGGTCAAATGCGCTCATGACACCCTTGGTAAAATACGTGTTTGTTCTCGGGAAAGTCGATCCGTCCGATGACCCGTGCACAACCTTTGTAGGATGCAAGACCGAGTCGGATGTACTCCTTGCCTTCCGAAACTGCGTGATCGAAGAGAATCCCGACATTATGTGCGGGTACAATACATTCGGATTTGATGACCCCTACATCGAGGACAGGTGCCGTGCGCTCGGACTGTTTGATCCCTACGATGATTCGAGCGAAATGAACATGAGTCGCGCACCCTTTGCCAAGAAGAACGTTGGACGACGCGGATGTCCACCTCGATTTGCAAACAAGTTCACGGATGAGCGCGAATTTGAACTGGCATCGGGAAAGTACCAGTTGCGCAATCTCGCATTACGGGGTCGGTTGGGCATTGACCTTCTTCTCAATATGCGCCGCGAACACTCGCTCGACTCCTTCAAACTGGACTCGGTTGCCTCCGTGTTTCTGCGTGACAAGGTGGTGTCCTTTGACGCTGGACTCGTAAAGACCAAGTCGACGCGCGGTCTTTGTTCCGGAAACTATGTGCGCTTCGACATTGCCGGAAACGCTGTAGATTCGTATCAGAATGGACGCAAGTGTTTAGTCCATGACCTCACGCCGACCTCCTTTCGTGTCGACCCCGATCTCTTTTCCGACTTGACACCTGATCAGAGGTCGAGGTTGGAGTGGACCTTTACCAAGGACGATGTAAGTGCGCCCGAGATGTTCCGGTTGCATCGCGAAGGTGGACCCGCAGGTCGTGCGCGAATTGCCAAGTACTGTATTCAGGACTGCGACCTGGTCTTGACGCTCATGGCAAAGTTGGACACGCTCGTCAATGCACGTGGAATGGCAGATGTGTGTCGTGTCCCCATGCAGTTTGTTCTCACTCGAGGACAGGGGATCAAGATCTTCTCTGCAGTTGTCTATTATGCAGCACAGCGGGATCAGATCATTCAAGTCCAGGAGTCGCTTGAAGATGATACGTCGTATGAAGGTGCGATTGTAATTCCACCGAAGATCGGCATGTACCTCGACCAACCCATTTCTGTTCTGGACTTCAATTCTCTTTATCCATCGAACATGATTGCCTACAACTTGAGTCCAGATACGCTTGTGAGTCGCCGTGTCTACGATGATGAATCGACCCTGGTTTCTGGAGATGGCGAAGGATTGTCCCGAGACGAGATCACTGCACTTGAAGATGGAGGATACACGATTGATGAAATTCAGTATACCGACAAGGTCACGAAACACCGCACCGTCTGCCGGTATGTTCAACCGCGCGCAGACATGCCCGAGACACTTGGTATCCTGCCCAAGACACTTGGAATCCTGCTTGCCAAGCGTAAGGAGTACAAAACAAAAATGGAGGATATGACATATGATGAGTCCACTCGTTCAGTCTTTAATGGTCTTCAACTCGCATACAAGGTGGTTGCCAATTCAGTCTATGGTCAAACCGGTGCTCCAACATCACCCATTCGGAAAATGTGCGTCGCTGCCTGCACAACTGCTGCCGGACGTGACCAACTCTACTTTGCCAAGCGAGTTGTCGAAGAACAGATGGGTGCCGAAGTCGTCTACGGAGATACGGACAGCATCTTTGTCAAGTTCCCAACCAAGAGTCTTGTCGAGTCTATCCGACTGGGACTCGAAGCGGGAAAGAAGATTACTCAGCAGATCGGGCGTGCACCCTACAAAATTGCGTATGAAAAGACATTTCACCCTTTTATTCTCTTCTGTCGCAAGCGGTACGTCGGCATCAAGTACGAAGAAGATCCAACCAAGGGAAAGCGCATGTCCATGGGGATTGTCCTGAAACGCCGCGACAATGCACCGATTGTCAAGGAGATCTTTGGAGGGGCGTTGGATACCCTGCTACAGGGAGGCGCCGACGGTATTCCTCGCGCTCAGGCATATGTCAAGTCCATGTTGCGTGCAGTTCTTGACAATAAGGTTCCGCTCGACAAGTTTGTTGTGTCCAAGTCTTTGCGCGATGATTACAAGAATCCAGAGCAGATTGCTCATCGAGTTCTTGCCAACCGAATGGCAGCGAGAGATCCAGGCACTGCACCCAAGGTCGGAGACCGTGTTCCCTATATTTATGTCGCGACAGGCAAACAAGATGCAAAGCAGGGTGATCGGATCGAAGATATTGACTACGTCCGTGCCAATCGACTGGAACCCGACACGCGCTTCTACATTACAAACCAGATTCAGAACCCTGTTGCTCAGTTGTTTGCCCTCTGTATTGAGAGATTGGATGGGTATGTCGAACCCCGTCCGTCCTATGCCTCTCTCTTCCCCTCGTATCTTGCTAAATCCAATGGAGACGAAGAGGACGCGACCCTTTCCATCCTTGCCAAAAAAGAGAAGCAACTAGATGAACTCATGTTCTTACGATCTCCGTATCTTAGCAATCAAAAGACACTTACATCTTGGTTAAAGAAGTGATACTAATGACCCCTGCAGGTACACTTGAAGACTATACTCGACAGATTCTTTCCATCGTCCGAGATGTCATTGAAGCAGATCGAATTTTTTACACTTCGCCTGTCTTTGCGTTACCTGAACCGCTTCGTGGACGCACGCTCTTGAATCAATCGCGGACAACGGGAGCAATTCTTGACCTTATGCGCATGATGATTGTGCACTTGACAAATATTGAAGTTGGACACCGATTTGTTATCGCAATTCCAGATCCCGAGTTCGAAGATATACCGGTTGTTGCAACGCCCGAGCAAATCGCTGCATCCATGACTCCGTTCGAAAATATGGTCGAGTTGAATTGCGCAATTTGCCAAGACTCCTTGACGTCTGGATCCAGACTTCGATGCGCGCACTTGTTTCATACTCAGTGTATCACGAACTGGTTTCAGATGAATGCGAGATGCCCGGTGTGTCGTCATGACATTCGTGAACCCAACGCATAAGAGGGTCGATGTCCACCCACATTTTTTGCTTGAGAATTTCTGTAATTTCCGGTCCATGTTTTGGCAGGGCAACCGCTGGAGGCAGGGTCGACGACACCCCATACTGCAGACGATTTAACATGCGGCGGACATCATGTTGACACTCAATGGCAATTATCCGCATATCCTGCTTGAACAGCGGTTCAAGATCTTCGACTCTGGGAGGATGGCATCGAACGATCTGAACGCTTTCATTTCGAAAGATACGAGGGACCTCATTGCAGGTCATGAGGATAGGGAGCGTCCGATCTTTCGAAATCCACTCCGACAACTTACGCTGGGCATGGGAATCTGAACCATCGACTTCGTCTAAGACTAGACACGATGTTTTCGTATCCCCTCGAAGAAGCGCCGAAATTGTCTGTGTATTCCGGTACGAGGACATGAGTCTGGCAACATCTTCATGAGACCGAAGTTGGGTGGCGTTTAACTCAATGGGTTCCATCCCACATGTACGAATGGATGCAAGAGCAATACTTGTCTTGCCGATCCCAGGTGGACCGTGCAAGAGAACTGCCTTGGAATACGGCGGCGTTTTTAGATAGGATGTCAAGATAGACTTGACCTCCGCGTGTCCAACGACATCGTCTAAAAACTCAGGTCGTTTGATTTCACTCCACATGGGTGTGTTTGGCAGTGAACGAGAAAATGCTTTCGATACTATAATGGATGTGCCACTTCACGTACTCCGAACGTATTTCAAGGACAATGCATTTCCACTTGTCCAACACCATATCGAGACGTATGACGATATGATCAAGACACAAATTCCAAACTTTATACGAGCATCAAATCCCCATGAACTTGAACTTCCCGACGGGCGGTATATCCGCGTGTTTGTGGGCGGTCGAGACGGAACTGACTTGAAGTGGACCTCGCCCACTGAAAGCGGATTTGCAGTCATGCCTCACGCATGTCGCCTCGAAAACACCACCTATGAACTTACGCTCACTGCCACCCTTGAAATCGAATATGTGACGCCTGCAGTGATTACAAAGGTCTTTAAAGATATCGAAATTGGTCGTATCCCGCTCATGTTGCGGAGCGAGTACTGTTACTTATCCCGAGTCGATGGATTTGAGCACGGAGAGTGCAAGTACGAATTGGGCGGGTACTTTATCATTGACGGTGCCGAAAAGGTCCTGTTGACACAGGAGACGCTAGGAAACAACATGTTTTACTCTGGAAAGCGAAGTGTGCAAGCAAAGGGCGAGGTCGAATATGATTTTGAAAAGTCTGCGGATTTTTCTGAAAAGGAAGAGTTCTATACCGGAATCCGATCTGTATCTGAAGATGCGAGTCGAGGACCCTATTCACACTTCTTGGTCATTCCTCCTCAAAACGCATACAAGGAGGACGAGCAGAGGTTAGGACAGGACAAGCGCATTGCAGTTATTACGCTTGCAGGATTCAAGCATCCGGTCCCGCTTCTTTCCGTGTTTCGAGCGCTTGGTGTCTCGACTGACAAGGACTTGTATGACCTGACCCTTATAGGTGTGATTGAAAGTGATCGTGCACGATATGATGATTTGTTTTTCCAACTTATTCTCAGTCACGAACGACTGCTTCGTGAATCTGAAAAGACAGACTTGGGTATTCTTGTGTCGGAAACGCACACGCGCTCCAAATCCGAAGTTGTGCGCACCTTGCACGAAAAGATCTTTCCGCATGTTGCCAATGATCCGGATACCGGCAAGACATTCCGTCGAAAGGCATATCACCTCGGCAGTATGTTGAAAATGACACTAGATGTTATCTTGACAGGAACAGTCACAGACCGCGACAATCTTGCCTACAAGAGATTCCAGTCATCGGGTGGATTGTTCTTTGTGGAGTTCCGACGCATTTTTCGCGAAGTGTCCAAAAGCATGCTCCTTGATCTTGACAAGAAAGTCAATCAGTTCGAGCGCAAATTGTACGAGGGCGATAAACTTGCAACGGCATTTCAACCGGAGAACGTCAATCGCTACTGGAAGAACTACCGACTCATGAACGAGTTTTTAAAGTCCTTCAAGGGTGCATGGGGTGGTCAAGATGGCATTGCCCAAGAGTTAAGTCGTATGTCCTATGCCGGCACCATTTCGCACTTGCGTCGCACCAACCTTCCGATGGACCGCACATCCAATAAAAAGGAACCGCGCAGATTTCACGCAAGTCAGTTTGGTCTATTATGTCCCGTCGATTCGCCTGACGGACGCAACATTGGGTACATTAAATCACTTTCTATTCTTGCCCAAATCTCAACGTCGATTCCAACTGCAAGTGTAAAGGCAGTGTTGGATGCGTCCAAACTCGTAGTTCCGCTCGATCGGATAACGACTGCGCTTTGGGATCCGAGATGGACACCGGTTTACGTAAACTCTGAATTGGTTGGCGCGTCAAATGAAGGCGAAGACCTGCACCGATTTTTATTGGGCATGAGGCGAAGTGGACAGATTAGCGCGTCGGTCTCCTTAAGTTGGAATCGCATGAACAATGTCTACACGATAATGTGCGATGGAGGGCGACCGATCCGACCTGTATATCGCGAAGGCACACGACCTACCGACATTTTGGACAAGGGATGGGCAGATATTTTGAACCATATTGACTACATTGACGCGGCAGAGACCGATACAATTCGTCTGTCCTTTTCGTTTCATCCGACACGCCCATCTGAACTTCACACATCCTTCAACTTGAGCGCACTCACCTGCTTAATTCCGTTTGCCGATCACAATCCCGGAACACGCAACGCCTTTGCCATTGCTCAGACGAAACAGACCTGTTCGTGGTACCATACTAATTATCGCAAACGCTTCGACACCATTGCCATCATGTTATGCAATCCTCAGAAACCCTTGACCCAGACCTGGATGTACAATGAAATCATGGGTGTAGGTGGATGCATGCCCTATGGCGAGAATGTACTCGTGGCAATCACGACCTATGGAGGACACAATCAAGAAGATTCTGTCATGTTAAATGGATCCTCAATGGGTCGAGGTATGTTTCAGTCTCTTTATACACACAGTTACGACTTTGCCGAATCCATGTTGGATCCCGAAACAAAGACGCATACGGAACTTGCAAATGTAGTTACAGATCCCGACATGAAACGCAAAGAAGATATGGACTATACTCAGTTGGACCCCGAAGGAATTATTAAATTAGGAACACTCGTATCTGAGAAAACAGTTTTAGTGGGCATCCGATCGCCGGTCTTAGATGCCAAGGGTGAAGTCAAGCGATACAATGATGTCTCTGCATTTCCGAAGAAAGGACAACGCGGTCGTGTGGACGGGATCTACAAGTATTCGACACGTGAAGGGTTGACCGGTGTCAAGATCCGAATTATCGAAGAGCGGTTCCCGGAGATTGGTGATAAATTGGGAAGTCGCCATTCGCAAAAGGGAACGTGTGGTTTAATCTTGCCGGAACACGATATGCCCTTTACGGCACGTGGAGTTCGACCGGACATTCTGTTCAATCCTCACGCATTGCCGACCCGCATGACAATTGGACAATGGATTGAAAGTTCAGTTGGCAAGATTGCGCTCAAGATGGGCACCTTTGTAGACGGGACACCCTTTACTACCACAAAACGCGCACAGTCGGTGCGTGACATGCTCCGAGACATGAAGTTTGAACCGTATGGGTCTGAAGTGTTATATAACGGACAAACCGGTGAACAAATGGAGGCAGATATTTATATGGGATCCACCTATTACCAACGGATGAAACATATGGTGGAAGACAAAATCAATTATCGCACATCTGGATCCAAGACATTGTTAACCCGCCAACCATTGGAAGGACGTGCAGATGGTGGCGGGTTGCGTGTCGGTGAGATGGAACGCGATGCACTGGTGTCCCACGGTGTGTCCAAGTTCATTGAAGAGAGTTTTATGGGTCGATCCGATGCATCGACCTTGCAATTCAATCGGGAAACCGGTCAATTCGATACAAGTCAAGACACGCTCTCCGTACCGTGGGCAGCGTCCTTGTACATGAGCGAACTCAAGTCCTGTCACGTATCTGTCAATATAAAAACAGAATAAATAATAATGGCAGAAGGTTCTGTCTTTACGTATTCCGATGAGGAGTCCGAAACCACTTTTAATGTATTTTCATGGGCAGCGTTCAAGGACCCTGCTTTTTTCCCCGAAGATGTGTACGTGGGCACACTTGATGAGGTAGTTAGACTTTGCAGCCCGGGGGTCGATCGAAAGTATATAGTGGATTCGCTTGATCCGACCGTGAACCCAGACATTCGAACGCATGGTTGGGTGGGCGTTTTAGTGGCAACAAATGTCGATCCCGAAAAAGTCAAAATTATAGGCATTATTTTGTTCAGAGACATGCGACCCGGCACCCCGCGGGTGAATCGAGACTTCATTTGCGCACCAAGTTATGGTAGGGTCCTAAATATGTTTTTTGATAGACACATTGTCGCACACGGTCGGAATCTCGGAGACTACCGAGACGTTACAGTGCGTCTAGACTCGATTAACGCAGTAGGAGTCCTTGAATCGCATGGAAACAATGGATATGCGAGAACTGGTGAAGTATTAAACGCTCACAGGGACCCCTTTGAGCACCTCATTGTCATGGAAAAAACGATCGCGATTCCACACCTCGGCGGGAGAAGACGTACTCGTAGACGAAGGCAAATCTTGCTTACATATAGGAGACGATATGGACGTAATGAACGAACATCTCTACGTCGTAAAGCGCGACGGAACGCGTGAACCCGTTTCGTTCGACCAAGTCCTTCGTCGTATCCAAAAACTTGCAGATGGTCTTGATCATGTAAATCCTGACCTAGTTGCCCAGCGTGTTTGCTCTCAGATTCAGAATGGCATCAAGACATCTGAACTGGACGAGTTTGCGGCGGAGACGTGCGCAATGATGCAGGCACGGTACCATCCCAATTACGGCAAGTTGGCAGCGCGCATCTTGGTCGACAATCACCACAAGTTGACGTCGTCTAGTTTCACCGAGTGCACGCAGTCACTGTTCGACAAGGGTCTGGTGACCCTGGCATACTGCGACGATGCCATCTGGACAAATACATGCCTCGACGACATGATTGACCATTCCAGGGATTTCGTCTTTGACTATTTCGGATTCAAGACCCTGCAGAAGGGATACCTTCTCGAGGGTGAGCGCCCGCAGTACATGTGGATGCGTGTTGCCGTTCAATTGCACGGACAGGATTTAGTGCATGTCAAGGAGACGTATGATGCACTGTCGCAGGGGTACTTTATCCATGCAACACCCACGCTCTTTAACTCTGGGTCCGGACACCCTCAGTTGTCATCTTGCTTTCTCGTGCACATGCAGGAGGATTCCATCAAGGGGATTTATGAGACATTGGGTGAGTGTGCGCAGATCTCGAAGTGGGCGGGTGGAGTGGGACTGTCCATCCACAATATCCGTGCACGGGACTCCGTGATTCACGGAACAAATGGAAAGTCGACAGGTATTGTGCCCATGCTCAAGGTCTTTAATGACACGGCAAAGTATGTGAACCAGGGTGGAAAGCGTAACGGATCCTTTGCGATCTATATGGAACCGTGGCATGCGGACATTGAGGACTTTTTGCGCCTCAAGTTGAATACGGGTACAGAGGATGAGCGTGCCCGTGATTTGTTTTATGGTCTGTGGATCCCTGACCTGTTTATGCAGCGCGTCGAGCAGGATGGGGTGTGGTCGCTATTCAGTCCAGATACGTGTCCGGGTCTGTCCGACTGCTGGGGCAACAAGTTCACAGACTTGTACTGCAGTTACGAGAAGAAGGGTATGGCAATGAAGGAGATGCCTGCCAAGAAGTTGTGGCAGATGATTGTCGATTCTCAGATTCAGACGGGAACACCCTATCTGCTGTACAAGGATGCGTGCAACTCCAAGTCCAATCAGCAGCACTTGGGCACCATCAAGTCAAGCAATTTGTGCGTTGCACCCGAGACGATGGTTCTTACGGATAAGGGACAGTTCCCTATTCACACACTTGCAGATACAACTGTCCGGGTTTGGAATGGTGATGTCTTTTCAGATGCAAAGGTTGTCAAGACGGGCGTCGATCAAGTTTTAGTCGATGTCGAGTTAAGCGACGGTCGCGTTCTCACATGCACACCGTATCACAAGTTTCTCGTGTCTGAGGGATACGACGACAAGCGTTCAATTGCAGGATCTCTTCGTATTGATGCATCTGAACTCAAGACTGGAATGAAACTGAAAAAGACTCATCTTCCAACTATCGTAACCGGAGTTGAGAGTGATTTCGAGTATGCGTATACCCATGGATTCTTTTGCGGAGATGGGACGTATTCAAGCGGTCGACCTGCACTTTCGTTGTATGGTGAGAAGAAGGCACTTGTACCCCACCTTGCGATACGGACAATGTCTGGTGTTGTTGATGCAAGCGATCGTCTGAACACAATGCTTCCACTTGATCTTCGGGCAAAGTTTGAGGTTCCTCTGAATACATCTATCCAGTGCAGACTTGAGTGGTTGGCGGGGTATCTCGACGCGGATGGATCCATCTGTCGCAACGGAACGAATGAGAGTATTCAAGTCACGTCAATTGTATACAGTTTCTTGAAGGACATTCAGTCGATGTTAGTCACGATGGGCGTCCATTCTAAGTTGTCGCAGTCATTCCCTGAACGCAAGACAATGTTACCGGATGGTCACGGCGGATATGCAGAGTTTGACTGCAAACCTCTCTGGCGCCTTCTCGTGTCTTCAAGTGGATTGTACCATCTCTCCACGCTTGGGTTCAAGACACACCGTCTTGCATGGACTGTCCGCAAACCCCAGCGCAATGCTGAGCAATTTGTTACAGTCGTACAAGTGATTTCTCGCACGCGTCGGGATGACACCTATTGCTTCAACGAACCCATCAATCATGCTGGAGTCTTTAACGGTATCCTCACCGGGAACTGCGCCGAAATCATTGAGTACACGAGTCCAGAGGAGACCGCAGTCTGCAACTTAGGGTCGCTTGCGTTGCCCAGGTTTGTAAAGGACGGTGCATTCGACTTTGAGGCGCTTCGGAAGTACACGGCAATCCTGACCCGCAACCTGGATATCGTGATTGATAGGACATACTATCCCACTGAAAAGTGCAAGACGTCTAACCTGCGTCACCGCCCCATCGGGATCGGTGTTCAGGGGTTGGCAGATGTCTTTGCCCTCCTTCGGATTCCGTGGACGTCGCAAAAGGCAGTAGACCTGAATCGCGAGATCTTTGAGAACATTTACTTTGCTGCAGCAACCGAGAGCATGCTTCTTGCGTCTTCCGGTGGGTGGCGCGGAATCCAGGTCGAGTCTGAGAAAGTCTATCCGTCCTTTGCCGGTTCGCCGGTCAGTGAGGGCAAACTGCAATTTGATTTGTGGGGAGAGACACCAAGGACAAAGTACCTCTTGTGGGAGTCTCTTCGGAAACTGTGTTCCACGGGAATGCGCAATTCTCTGTTAATTGCCTTAATGCCCACCGCATCCACCTCGCAGATCTTGGGCAATAACGAGTGCATTGAACCCTTTACATCCAACATGTACAGTCGTCGCGTTCTCGCTGGTGAATTCATGGTTGTTAACAAGTATCTCGTCGAGGACCTTGTCCGTCTTGGACTCTGGACCTCGGAGATTCGGACGGAGATTATTGCCAATGGCGGAAGTGTACAGTCGATCGAGAAGATTCCTGCCTATCTTCGCGAGTTGTACCGCACGGTCTGGGAGATTCCGATGAAGACGATTATCAATCTTTCGCGCGATCGTGCGCCGTTTGTCTGCCAGTCTCAGTCCCTGAACCTCTTTATTGCGGAACCCACCGCGTCAAAAGTATCGAGCATGCACTTTTACGCATGGAAGGCAGGTCTCAAGACCGGATGTTATTATTTGCGGACCAAGGCAGCGGCACGCGCACAGCAGTTCACAGTTGAACCTCCTTCGTGCGTGACATGTTCTTCTTAATGTATATATAAAATGGGAGACAAGTCTGCGGCAAGAATGGGCGTCCAACCTGTCAAAGAAGACTCCAAACCGCATTGGGTTATTCCAAATACAGATGGATCGTTAACCCTGCTTCGCGATGGTGCGGCGTCTTATGCTGGGGCGACACCGGGTGCAGGGGGCGCTACCGGATATGCCGTGACCGAGGAACAAGCAAAGAAGATCGAGGAGGAGAAGGCAAAGAAGGGCGGGCGTCACACCCGCAAGTCGATCCAGGGTGTAGTGAAAAAGATGAAGAAAAGATCCATGACACCGTCCAAGTATGCTCTCGACGTACTGAAACACCCGAAAAGGCACACATTGCGTACCCGTCGTCGTGCCTTATTTCTTCGCAACATACACACTCGTCGTCATTGAAAAATTTGGGTTGTGGAGTCCTATACCTTTAGGAGTCTCCGTCCTCCTCATGGTCATCCTCGGGAAGCGTCAACTTTGCCTTGCAGCAGGGGCACGGCGTTGCCAAGCGCGCCGCAAGCGACACCCCCATCTGGTTGTAGGACTCCTCCATCTGCTTGAGCGCCAACTCGGTGTTGCGCTCGGCAAATCGGAGAAGGTTCGCACACTTCATGCGTCCGTTGAGGTCGCAGAACTCAATGTCCTCCCGGATGCTCGCGAGTGTTGCCATCTTTCCGACGGCGCTTGTCTTGAGATTCTCGCGCATGCTCACCAGAGTCTGCATCTCGTCACGCAGAAACGCAATCTGAAGGGACATGGTTGACTGTGCATTGATGTCCCACTTCCGAATCGCGGAAGGGATCGTATCGCCAGAGGGTGGAACGGCAAGCACAACCTCCTTGTAAGAGGGAGGCGTCGCGCGTGCCTTTAGCGATGCGGCGGCGGTGGCGGCGGTGGCGGCGGTGGTGGCGGCGGTGGTGGCGGCGGTGGTGGCGGCGGTGGCGGTGGCGGGCATGGTGAAGGAAGAAGAAGCAGATGCCATGTTGTCTCGATGAACCAAATTGATTTTTAGAATCACGATTTCGTTTTTCCGTTTTTACCCTCGAGGTGCTTCCTCCTCGTCATCGAGGGGGATATTCTTACCATCGTCCAACGCAGGCATGTCCAGCGGGTCGTTGTTAAGCGCATTCATCAGTGTGTTCAGGAGAAGACACATCCGCGTACGCTTGAACTTATGTCTGTAAAGAACACAGACAACTGCACTCGAATCCACGAGACTCACAAGAACCTCAAACTCAAAGGCAACGTCGTCCCACTTGAGTTTGAACACTGATCTCTCCACTGTTCCGTTATCAATCACCTTGTAATCGATCATCTCGTTCATCGTGGGGTACTCGTCCAGAAACTCAAGCGTGTCAAGAAGTGCACTCTTAACGGTCTTCATTTTGAGATTGTCTTGCGGTGGATTTTCCGGTTTCGTTTTCTGCGACGTGTTCCTCCTCGCGGCGGCGCCGGCGGCACATTCGGTGGGATGTTGACTGCAGCGGGTGCAGGCGGAATGGGCGGGA